TAGGAGATGCTTTTCTAGCTTTATCTACGATTTGCTCTATCAGTTCCGTCTACTTGAATGGTACTCGTGGGTATGGAGATGTTTGGTATTCATTTAATGTGCAAAGTGCATTAGGCGGTAGTATAGGTACAAAAATAGGTGGTGAAGCGATTGAGTATTGGGAGCTGCCATCAGAGACTTTTAGACAGATTGATCAAGAAGAGCATGAGATGTTTATTAATAAGAAGATTGAACTACTTGTTGTCAGAGATGAGTTAGTACAGTTATGGTGTGAGTACTTGGAGAATAAAAAATGAAAATGAAACAAGTCTCAGAAAAAGACTGTGAACATATTATGGATTTATGTGGAGCTTACAAATCTGGTAATCAATATTATCGAAATGTCAGCGACTGGAAATTAGACACACTTGTTGGGGAATATAAACAAGGTCAATGGGAAGTTCCAAACTATCTCTACGAAGCCTGGATTAAGCCGGGTTATGCGGTAAAAAGCACCCTAGAAACCTTGCAAAGCTATTCTCTGTGGGATAGACTGTGTTGGTCAATTAAACGTATTTGGGAGGTGTGAAATGAAGCATACAGAGTTACACACATGGACATTAGAATATGAAAAAGAATTAGTATCCCCTAGTAACTACCAAGAGCTTATGGAAGAGATTAAGTTGTTCAAGTCTTCATGGCCGACTGCCCAAGTTAATGGTGATAGGATGGGGTATGTTTCTATTAGCTACTCTTGTTGGAGAACTGCCGAAGCTGCTGCTAAGATGTTTCAACAAAATGTTGGCCGACACGACTGGTGGAAGGAAATAAAATAATGTCTCTGTCAAAATGCGAAGGTATATCCTGCCCAGTTAAACACAAATGCCTTCGATTCCTACAAACCCCTCTTGTGAAATACCAAGCTTATTTGTGCCAGATCGTAGCTTGCAAAGACATTAATGAGGATGGGTGTAAATTCTTTATAGATAGTGAGGAGAAAGAGAGTGGAAATAGTTCTTTATGAGACAATAATTAAAGCAAAGAAACCTAAAAATAATCGTGAAAAAGGATTCTTTGGTATAGTTGGAGAGACAGATAAATTTTGGATAGTTTGTGATAAAAATAGCTCACAATATAGTAGCTATGGAAACAGAACAAAATTCAGCAAGGCAACTTTAGATCAGAAGTTTTGCTGTTCAGAGTTTTGGCATTGCTATAGTTGTGGTAATGATTCTCAGACATGGCGTTGTAGGACATGTTGGCCTTGAAAATAATCCTTGACACACCCCTAAAAACCACCTAAGCTATCCCTACACACAGAATATTGAGGAAAGATGTTATGAAGGTTGGAGATAAGGTAGAAGTGATTAATAGTGTATACGAGGGTTTTTCTGTGGGTTACCAAGGGTTGATTACTTCATCCTGTTATGGTTGGGATGATGAGGGAAACGTCGCTATTATTTTCTACCTTGATAATAAAGGTCGTAACCCATTTCTTGCATTTGAACTAGAGGTATTGTCATGAAAACTCCACGTAAATCCACCACTGTATCCGTCAAAGCATCTCAACAACAAATCCTAGACGCACAGAAATGGCTACAGTTTGTAGCCCATTGCCAAATCGCCTGGGAAGACCTTTCACCAGCTTGGCAAGAGTTCTATTATGCTATGGGAACGACAGAATGTAGTTCTGATGAACTGAACAGTCTTATTACGATTGCTATTGAAGGAGATAAAGAATGAACATTGACCTTGGCTGGCTTGGAAAGGTTGTATTAGAAGAACTTGAAATACCTTGGCTTGAATCAGACCACGGAGAAGTTTTCGAGATTACACATGATGGCTATACAGAATCAGGTATTCGTGTTCATGCTGTACTTGACCGTCATACTCATAGGACTTACCCAACAGTGTGGAATAACGCTATCTTGATTAAGGACTGGATGCAATGAAACTCTCAGAACTGAAAAGTAATATCTATGAAGAAGTTGATATGTCAACTATCTATTCCCGCATTAAATCATACGCTGAGGATGGTGAAAGTTATGTACCCTTTGATCACCGAGGTTGTGAAGAGGAGGATCAAATTAGTGAAGCTCAAGTAGCTATCCTTCGTGAAGCGGGCTATACTGTTGAGCGGAATCGTGCATGTCTTTGGTATGAAGTGAGTGGATGGAAATGAATCAACAAGAGATTGTCCTTGAACACACGGATACAGAAGCTTATCGTTATGATGATTCTGTTGTAATTTACTGGACAAACGAAGAACATCCGCTATTCTTATCTAAGAAAGATTTACAAAACATGTTGGGTTTATTTGAGGAGGATTAACCATGAACATCCTACAATTACGTGACACACTCCGCCAAGCAGAGCAAGCTTACACTAAAGCTAAAACTAGCTTGGACGGGAGTGATGAACTAATCAATGCAAAGTCAGCTTTGAAAGATGCAAGATTTAATTATGCAGAGGCTGCAATGGATCTTGTTGAGGAAATGATAATGATGGGAGAATTGAAATGAATCCTAAATATTCAGTTGGAGAGAGGGTGATTCTTCAGAGTGTGAGCCACCCAGAATACAACGGTGAATATACAGTTTCCAAAATTATAGGTGATGGTCAAGTTTATAATTGTAGATTATCTGGAAGAGGTTTGGTGAGTGTAGATTTTGGTTATTTTCTAGATACCCCTCTTAAAGATAAACTAGAAGATTTTTGTGTAGAAGTTAAATGGGGCGAATCAGCCTTGCGAAAACGTCACGAACCTTCGCAAATGTCTTTCCAATCTCTTATCCAAAGTATCAAAAGTCCAGTGAAACAAGAGAGTTAGCCATGAAACTCCTAAAAGATATAACAACAATATTCATTATTCTATTCACATCTATCATAGCCTTAGGAGTAATTGTTGTTCTCTTTAAGGCTATCTTTGGTTCAATGGTGAATTTATTTGCGTGTATTGTGCTTGTGTTAGTGGTGAGTGTGGTGTATTCTCTTGGAAGATTGATTGTTAGGGAATATAAATAGGGGTTTGTAATGACATCAATAGAATTTTGTAGGCAACAGGCAGAAAAGATTCCTTATGTCAAGGGTAATGAAGGGAGTAAAAGAAATGCCATGTAAACAAACAATATTAGAGGGGAGTGTTTATACTAATAGGTTTGGAAATAGCTATTCAGTTAAAACTTATGTAAGTTACGCAAAAATTCTTGTTGAATTTTCCGAGCCACATACACATACTGTGTGGTCTGCTGGGAAGGAGGTAATCAAGGGCGCTTGTAAAAGTCCCTATAATAAGAGGTTAATAGGTCGGGGTTATGTAGGTGAAGGTAAATACACACCAAAAGACCACAAATCTATTTATAGAGTATGGAAAGATATGATTGAGAGATGCTATACAAGAAAAAGAAATACTGAAGCTTACACTGACTGTAATGTACACGATTCGTGGTTTAATTTTCAAGAATTTGCGGGTTGGTGTGAAAACCAAAAAGGCTTCGGTATGAAAGATTGGCAACTAGATAAAGACATTTTAGTAAAAGGTAACAAAACTTACGGACCGATGTTTTGCAGATTTGTACCTAGAAAAATAAATAGCGTTTTCATTAGTCGGGGGAATTACAGAGGATCGCTGCCTATAGGTGTAGCTCTTTCTTATGGAAGATTTCAAGCTTCGGTTTGTAGTAATGGTAAGTCAAAATTCTTAGGAAATTTCGATAACCCTAAAGAAGCTTTTCAAGCATATAAAATAGAAAAAGAGAAGGTGATCAAAAGTTATACTGAAGAATACAGGGATTTTCTTTGTCCTGATATAGTTAAAGCTTTGCTGCAATGGGAAGTTTCAGAAGATGACTAAGTGGCTTGATTTTTGCAGAAAGCGCGCATCAGAAATACCCTACACACAATCAAAGGAACGAGTGTACAGCTGCATCCTCAATCATAAAGGTAGGTTAATTGCACACGGAGCTAACGAATATTCACGTAGTCACCCAACACAAAAAGCTTATTCTGTCAAGGCTGGTATGAGTGAGGGTAGGATTTTTCTTCATAGTGAGTGCAGATGTATCATTCAGGCTGCTAAACATAATCCTAAAGGCTGCAAGCTGATAACCGCTCGTGTAAATCGCCAAGGAAAAATCCTTGACAGCTACCCATGCATATCGTGTATGATGCAAATCAAAGATTCGGGATTCATAACATCAATTGAATTTGGTATTGGAGAATAAATAGAATGAAAAGTTTTTGTTGTCGTTAGTGTTTATAGCTTCTATCTATAGTTTCAGCAGCTAAATTTAACCAAAAGAATTGCAAAATAATCATTGCACGAATCAACAGATGTGGTAAGCTTCTTGATAGCTGGCCTTGTCCTAGTTGTATGAGTTTGATTAGGGATGTGGGCTTTATTAACGTAATTGAATGTGGGATTGAGGAGAGATAATATGAAAATTACGCTTTGCGGCAGTGCACGTTTTGAAGAATACTTTAAATTCTGGAATGAAATGCTTTCTTTATATGGGCACACTGTCTACACATTGTCAGTTTACCCAAGCCAGAAAGAATCAGGTAAAGATTGGTACGATGACCAAGAAAAGAAAACTCTTGATCAGGTACATTTGGATAAGATTAGCAACTCAGATGCAATTTTTGTAATCAATCCTTTTGCATATCTTGGTGAATCAACACTTAAAGAGATTGAGTTTGCAAAGCGCCATGGTAAAGAAATCTTCTGTCTTGAGTCATGGGGGCAAGGTCATGGAATTAGTAAGCACATGCATTACAAACGTGTTGTAGATTTGGCTAAGTGGTTTGGTGTTCCTGATGAGTTTGGTAGTCCCATTCGTACTTGTGATTTCCGACAAAACACTTCTCCGTTATTGTTAGGTGGTGCTAGTAATATTCGTAGTAAGATTTTTACTTGTGAGAAGTTGTTTGAAATTTCTCTTTACGATAAAGCTGGAATTGACTTTGATATTAAGGATATTTAAAATGACTCCTCTACAATACCTAAAACAAATCCTCCAAGAACATCTAGAAGTGTGTCAAGAAAGTGACGACTATAGTGCTGCTATTGAGGATGCCCTGTATGGAGCTGATCTTAGTGAGATTGGTATTATAGAGTGGTGCAATCACTGGCTAATTGACGTAAGAACTATTTCAGAGACTGATTTTGATTACCTTCGTGGTGCTCAGTTTGTGAATGATCAGTGGAATATTATTAAGGAGAAAGAAGATGTATAAACCAGAGGATTGTTTTGTAATTTTAACTCAAACAGATAGTCAAGGTAATGAGAAGTCTTTCAAGATTGATTCTTTTGTAGAGCCTGCTTTCTCAACACCAGAACGTTATCACTGGGCAACAAAAGATGAGAATGGTTTGTGGGAGTTGCGAGTTAAACACAAGGGTGGTCGTATAGCTAAATTCAAGTTGACAGAAGAATCTTATCAAAAGTATGGTATTGAAAAACTTGACCCATTTATTGATAATTTCAATCTTGAGTATAATGATGAAGATTTGGTAGAAGTTAAATGAAACACACCTTCGCCAGTTCCATCCTATCCCAACTAAAAGACAGCGGCCTCACTGTCCACAAAGACTTGAAAGAGAATCAATGGGGAATCTACGATGGAGCTGTAGATAATAGCAATTCTCTACTGATTCGTTCACGTTCATTAGGGGATCTTATGCGACAGTCGGCTAAAGAGTTTGGATTAAAGTGAAAATAAACTGTTGACAGGGGCTTTGTGTGGAGTATACTTAAGCCATAGGAAAGGAAAAACCTTTCTCCAGATAGGAAGCACAGACATGACCTACTCCATCGTTGATATTCAAACCAAAGCAGTGGTTGGTAAACCATATAATGATCGCGTGAGAGCCCGTAATCAAGCTAACAAGCTTGACTTGAAATATGGTGCAGTGCGATTTACAATCCGTGTTAACTACGCTTGATAATGAATAATTTTACCAGAAACCTCTTGACGCATTGAGAGGTTTCGATTAAGATTGTTACAAGCAAGACAAACAGATATTGGAGAGATGACATGAAAACAAATATGACTTGCCAACAGAAACGTGATTTGTTAGATTCATTCGCTGGAAAATATTACAGCATTGATTGGGTAAAATCTAATGGTGAAGTACGTCAAGCAACAGTTCAGCATATGCAACACAAGATGTTTGTGGGCGGTCATGCAAGTAAGGCTAATGTCAGCACTGTAGCGCATAAAATTGAGATGTATACGGCAGTGGATGTGGTTAAACAGGGCTGGATTAATGTAAATTTAAACACATTGAAACGTGTAAAGTGTGGTAATATAGAGGTGGAATTTGGAGAAGAATCGTGAGTGGTTTATCACATTGTTTTCATTTGATTTTAACTATTATCTTCTTTCCATGGGTACTAGTCTGGATCTGCTGTGCAGTGAGTGCAGGCAATAGGAAGCGTAAGGAAGAGATGGATTTGCTACGTCAATTGGTTAAGGAGAAGAAATAAATGGGTAAGTTTAAACTGGTTACAATTGCTGCAATGTTTATTGGTTTTCTATCAGGATGTGACAACGATGCTCGTGTAGCCTCACGCAACCTTTCACAAGCAGCAGATAGCTTTGAAATTAATCGCCGTATTGTGTTTTACAATGGCATTACTGGCGAATACATGTTGTCTCTTGAAGGTCGCTGCTCATTTGATGTAAGCAATACCAATAAGCTTGATGTAACATGTAAAACTGGACCTAAAGAGTACAAGAAACATTCTCTTGGGTTGAGTGATAACGTATCATTCTTCAGTGAACAGCTTGAAGGAACAGACGTGAGTGTATATCACTATAAGGTTATTTTTAAACCTCAGATTATTCTTCCTGATGTTGACTTCAAAGGTAGTATTGATGCTACAAAAGATCTTGTAAAATAATCGTTGACAGTTACACCCTAAGCCCCTAGAATAAGTTATCGAAAGGTAATTAACGTTCTAGGGGCTTTTCTCATGACTCGCATGTACATACAACCTTCGTGGATTGACGCAGCCAGTGACCATTCAGAATGGAGTGGTGGTAATGGTCAATATCGCGGTGACAGGTCTGCTGACATTGCTACATTTGATCGCAATGGACGTGCAAGAGTAGAAGCATTCTCAGATGATGCTATCGAGACACGTAAAAGTGCTCGTAAAACCTCTGTACCTCTCAAATCAAGAATCTTACCACAAGCTGCTAGGTTAGAAAAACTTACAGCAGAGATTGTTGAGCTTGAAGAAGCTAATCGTAAAGGTGAGTTTACACCGGAGGAATACACACTGTTGAGGTCTGTAGCATTCGCTAAACGTGACCGTGCACAGATTCTTCTTAACAAAGCCATCAATGTACGTCCTACACACCCTCAAGAATCAACCGAACAAGATGAATTACCGATAGAATCAGCCTATGAAATCAACGATAGCCATTTAGCTAACTCCGTCTGTGGAGTAGGGATTATCGACGATTTGAGTGATGAAAATTGCCTGAAAGTATTTTTACAAAAGGCTTGCAAAGGATACAAGCTGGCTGTACACTACAAGCACAAAGCAGCAACATACATTCAATCTTTGAAGGATCTTTGAAATGAAGCAGAAAATACTAAAAAGCCTGTACAACACTATTGAGTCTGATTTAGACGGTAAAACCCTTCTGGAGGCTGCCAAGTATCTGACAGAATTGGCTAATGGTGTATACTCTGAGATGGATGTTGTCATTGAGTGGTCTATTAGTAACTACTCTGATGATTATGAACTTTCTCTTTTCGAGCGTAGGGATGAAACTGACGAGGAAGAAACCTCAAGGGAGTTACTAGAAAAAGCTCGAATTAAAGCAGTACTTGAACGTAAGAAGATTCAATTTGAAGCCCTCAAAAAAGAGCTTGGAGAACAATCGTGAACATCCTCCCAAATGACATTGTATACGTCTCAAATAAATCCTCCACAGCTGTTGTATTGTGTACATACGGGCTTGACATCAAGTCTTCATCACCCTACAATAAGCATAACAAGACACAAGCTTGCCTTAAGACTCCAATCGATGGTAAGCGTTATTGGAACATTAACGATTTGAATAAGGTGGTGTGATATGGTCATTCAACTGGCTGATGGTTTTAATGGCTCTAAAATGAATTTTGATTCCTTCCCTTTGCAGATTGAAGGGGGTCTTTTAAAACTTCAATGTTCGGATGAAGGTAAGAGCTACCTGATCAAATGGACAACAACACAAGATTATAATCAAGCTATCCTTAACACTCTAGGTGAAACCAAATGAAACACGTCCAACAATACACTGAACAAACATCCTTCCAGAAATTCGTTAAGACATCTAAGCTAGATAGTGTAGAAGATTATAGTGATAAGAGTAGTAAACGGAATGGCTACAGCAAGCAAAGAGAATTTAAACGAGACATGTGGAGTGTTGAATAATGGACAGCAATCGTTATGAATATCTCCAAGTCTACATTAGCGGTTATGACTCTTATTGTAATTGGGGTGATACCCAACCGTGCCCATATCAGCTTGATACTAAAGAGGCTAAGTATTGGACAGAGGGCTTTAAAGCAGCAGAACGAGATTTTTTAGGGGAGACTAAAATAATGGACATTAAAGATGTTATGAGAGCATATGATTATGCTAATGGTTGTAACTACTTACACTGAACTACTAACTGGTGTGCTGCTGTAGCATGGTACTTAAACAATCAACTAAAAGGTAAAGGCTGATGGATATCCGAGCAACCCAAGTACGTGAACTATTTAAGAGCCGTTATCCGTGGGCTGAAGAGATTGAAGTGACAGATCGTACTGACTGGATTAGTAGTTTAACAGGTGAAGAGGCTTCTGTAGGTCCTCATTGGAAAGTAGAAGTCAATGATGATGGTGTCTGGCGTCAATTCAAACTAAAGATTAGTGTGGAGGAAGTATGAAGCTTGAAGATGTCAATGTTGTAACTCTGCCTAAAGTTGAACCTAAACAAGTCTTTGAGTGGGTTAAAACTGGTAAGTGGTCACAGAAACAATTCATTATCTGGTGGGAGGCATACCACCGCTATATGTTTGGGTGAGTCATGAAATTCATTGAAAACAATACATACACTCTACAAACTGACTATTACAACAGTGTTAAGGTAGTGTGTACATGGGTGACATATAACACAGCTTACTTTAAACTATCTGCGGATGATCAATCACTAGGTTCTGATTACAGGGTTGATATCCAAAGTAAGAAGCTTCATAAGTGGGACAGTAAAGGTGCTTCTTGGGACTTGATTGAGAATACATTGTCTGAAGAGACAGTAGATGATGTGTGGTCAAAAAGGGTGGGCAATGGCTCTGATTGTTATTCTTTTACAGGACAGGATTGATTATGTATTATACAAGGATTAAAGTAATTTGGCGTAAATTCCATTATACTTACGTGTGTCAATTTAAAATTAAAAACTCCTATTCCTTCTTATTACCTTGGATAAACATGTACTCACCACTAAGCAATACCACAAACGAATTTTCATGTTTAGAAGATGCTAAAAGGCATATTGACATCTTTCTAATTTCTACTAGTGTTTCAGACTTCTTTCCGATACCTATAAAAGAAATTTCTTTTATAAACTACCCTTGACAGCATTTTAACAATCCTCTAGAATTCACCTATCAGAAACACAATTCCTAGAGGATTAAACAATGTCAATTGTTCCTGTGACGCTTCAAATCTTAGATCAACTTTTTAGCTTCCCAACAGGTTTTGACATTATTGCTTCTTGTATTGAAGATTGGTGGGAATCTTATAAATTCATCCAGAGATTGAAAATAGTAGGTTGACAACAGCATGGGTCTGTATTAATATCTCTATACAGACAAAGCAAACGAGAATAATAGCCATGAGGCAATTAAGAACTCCAATGTTTACAATGCTTGATGGCTCAGAGGTGGTGTTGTTCCAACCCTATTGGAATGCTTATATACGTAAACTGTTCTTAGTGCTTGGTGACCACGGGATGTATTGTCCTGTGGTTTTTGATTAATTTAGGAGGTTTTATGCGAGTTAAGGAAATGATTTTATGGTTAGAATCTTTAGATCCTGAGCTAGATGTATATCTTGAAGGGCTAGAGCAATCTTCTAATCTAAACCCATCTACTAACAGGTTTGAGATCTATCACGAGGAAAGGCTTTTCAATCCTAGCCACTATTCCTATGTAAACCCTAACAAAAAATCTCTTGTTATTGGTCTAGATGTATGATATGAAAATAGTAGACATCAATTCAGCAGATAAACCCTTGATGACGCTCAAGCAAATAAATGATGCTATCGAAGGCTTTAAAGTGTTTGCACAATTGAACCATAGCTATTATACTAACCTTATTGAGCAAGGCTTTACAGAAGCTCAAGCGTTGGAAATTGTTAAGGCTTATAAATTCTAATCAAGGAATAACCCCATGTACTCCCTAAAAGACATTGTACGAATCAATGACATCCTTTCTGAATATCATGGTGTTAAGTGTGTTGTTGTGAAAGTAGGAAAGAAAAGCTATGATGTAGAGACATTGAACACGAAGACTCGGATTAGAGTGGTGCAAGAGCAGATTATTGGAGCGATTAAAAATAAATCAAAATAGTTGTTGACAGTTAGATGTAAGATTGAGATAATCATTCCATCGAAACCAAACAGTAAAGGAGTAATACCTATGAAAATCACAAAATCTGATGTTTATCAGGCTGCTGGTGATAAGGGAATCTCAGTATTGGATGCATTGAGTATGATGCAAGCAGTGGCAGTTAAAATGAATGATGAATCTATTCTTGAATCACTGTGCGCTATTAAATATGAACTTCTCTTTGGTGCTGATCAATGAAATACGAAATAAATGTTTATATGAAAGCTTTCAATCAAAATAAAGCTATGGAACATAGGATCATGGGTGTTTTAGAAAACCTTACAAAAGAATTTAAAGTTGCTAAACTGCATATAGAGTGGTCAAAACTATATAACAAAGCTCAACTACCTAATTAAATAAAACGGTACACAACTTAAAAAGGACTCTAAATATGCGAGTAAAAAGCCTTATATCAGAAAACAATTTGTTAACTAAAGATAGGTATTATAATGTTATTAGAAATCTTTTTAATACCTTTGACAATCACCCTATAGTTTTGGGTGACAACGGCATTCATATTATGTTGTTTGATGATGAATTCAGTAAATGTCCTAATTGTAATGGTTTAGGTGTTATAGGTGGGTTTGTAAACTCTGAATCAGGCTACGAAACAGAAGATTGTGGTGAGTGCTGAATGCTTAGGTTCTTTTATTCCTGATTTATTGGAGAACAATCATGACACACAATAGAGAAGACGTTACAGATTATGGTATATTGTTTATCATTGGCTTTATTGCTTTGTGTGCTGTTGTAGAGGGGTTCTTATACTACTCCCTAGATTTGAATACCTAATGAAACAAAGGCTTTAGCTATTGATTTGGAGTAATCAAAAACTCCAAAGGAGATTATATGCAACCTAAGTGTGCAAAGCTTAAGGAAGTGATGGGGTTGAAAAAGGCTTTCATTAGAGTGTTTGGAGAGGAACAGCTAGTTAAAGACCACGATACAGCAATGAGGAATAGGAATGTTCAACAAGTATCTAAACATCCAAACAGGGGAGATTCTGAGTAAGAAGGACATCTCTAAAGGTAAAGTCAAGCATGAGATTGATTGTTATGTGGGTATTGACACAAAGTTCCCTTCAGAATGCTTGACACAGGATCATCTATTAGAAACTATAGGTGTTTTAGATGGATACCTTCACAAGTCACCTAAAGTTAACTACTCAGCTCTTTTGAAGTCTGTTACAGATAATCTTCTGACAGTTAAAGAGTCTGGCATCATTAGCTATCTGTCAGAGCATGTAACAGCCTGGGACTACTACATTGGAAGAGTGTGTGACTTAGATCGTATCATTAGTGATAAGAAGAATCTTAATAAATATCTAAAAGAACTTGAAAAGCAAGGTTTGATTAAGATTGAACATAAAGGTTTCTTTTACAAGGACAGTGTGGTTATACGTATTAGTCCCTTCTATGTTTGGAAGGGAGACATGTCTTTGAGAGGCAATGAAATACGTTCTTGGTATGGTAACGGTATTAGTGAGTAATTTATCTTAAGCAGGCTTAATAATGCCCATCATTTGATGGGCATAGGTGTATCAACAAGATTAATAGTGAGGTCAGTAAATCATCTTCTCATTAATAATAGAATTTTCTATGGAAGCCTTATAAAATCTGGTCAAAATGACTACAGGAAGTAAACTGATTAGTGTATTTTTAGTTGGTGTGAAGTGATTTAAGAATACTTGTTATGTTAAGCTCATACACTTTTCCCTACAATCTTTCCTCACAAACTACCACGACACATTCATTTAGCACACTAAACATTAGCTTCTTTACAGCCTAGCTACAAATAATCCTGTACAATTCTCTTAAACAATGTTATATGAACACGATAGGTTTTCTCCACTGTTAGTCAAGAGTGTGATAGAAATCTTTGCCAGAGAATGGTGGAAATAACTCTTGCGCAGAGTGTTGGATAAAGTATAATGAACATATAGGAAGCAAACACAACCAACAGGAATACAGACATGATCACTACAATAGCCCTATACGTTGCTCTCTGTTCATCTCCTACTACTTGTGATGAGTATGTCCCAGCTACATGGACAGCATCTAGTCAAGAAGAACTTAGTCAAGTGTATGAACAATGTGCTAAGGAAGAACAGACATACATGAGCTTCAAAGGGTACAAGGAAAGTGATTGTTATGTGATTAATACTAGTCACTGAGCAACGTTAGCTGTCTAGTGGTACACAGTGTTAGCTTGATTAATAGGCCCTCTTAGTGAGGGCTTTTCTATGCCTGTTGTTTAAGTATCTTGTACACTAAGTATTACTGCCATAAGTATTAGTATCTTAATAGACTCTTCACTAACATCCTTTGTGCAAGACACTGGTGTCTGTAGGTATGTCCTGATCACTCTCTATCAGGATAGCTTAGGTGATAGATTGTGTTAATGATTAGGAGAGACTATTGGACAGGGAGCGTTGATGAATTCTTCCTAATATTTTGATATTATGGTTGACATATTGGAGTGGGTGGCTTAGGCTGTTAAGCCCTTCAGATATCGAGACAGTAATTTGAGAAGTAGCTCTCACCTACACCCCTTACAAATAAAGACTTTCACATATTTCCAGAAATAAAAATAGACACTCACTAACACAGGCTAAGTGTCTTTCTGAGGGGTTTAGTATATTTTAATTATAGAGAATATCTTTTCAAAGTGCACCTGCACGTATTAATATTAGTGTGGTTGGGTGCGGTTCGTGTAAGTGCACTTATTACATACCTTTGTAAAGTGCGCTATTGGTATCTAGTCTCCATATTTTCAGCCAGCAGTTCATTGTAATACACCCTGGCATTCAAAGACTCTTTAGATATGGCTTGGTCAAAGGCTAGTTTGAGCATTTCATACCTTACAGACCATCTGTTTGCATTAGGATACGAGAACATATAATCCTCAACCATGTTATCTACCTCATCCATCAAGTGTAGAGCAAAGGCATTGATAGCTTTGTGGCTTTCATTTGGTTTCATATAGTCAATCCATCCGTTGTGAATGATGCAATTCTTACTTGTGCTTTTGGCTTTCTCTCTAATGTACCTGAGCTTGTAGTCATTAGCATCAGGATAGTATTTCCTAATAACACCATTAGCCTCATACAGTAATAGTCCTTGTGGGCGTTCGCCTAATGTTACTATCTCACTTACACAGTCTGGATTGATTCTTTCTTTACCACCTCCTTTAGAGCCCTTAAGATTCCTCTTACACCAGTCAACAGAAACAGCACCATCTAAGGTGCTTACGATCTGTTTGTATGTCAGCCCTTGTTTTCTAAGGCTTTCCGCTTGTTCTCTTATTTCATTCATCTAACGGTATACACCACACCTCGTATTTTAAGTTCCAATTAGTTTCTGCTTCATTCAATCTTAGTGCCTCAGCTTCTGCTGCCCATTCATCGTCTTCATAAAAAGTAATGAAGTCATTTACATTAGCTTGCTTATGATTCTTAAAACCCCACTCCACTTGTGTATCATGATATTCAATCTGATCTGGACATGAGTTCACTGCAACGTGGTAAGGCCATAGAATCCCATCTTGTGTATATACCCTTTCCTTCCACTTAAAGAATAGGAATGATTTTTCTTCATAAACACAAGGGTAAGCCCATCCGTAGCTCTCATGAATACCTGTTGTGTATTGTTTACCTTTATACTCAAAAGGCTTCATTGTGTGCCCCAATCTTTTTGATACGCCCAGTCTTGGAATGCCTCAGTAATACTATCACCAAAACCAACAGCGTTAAAAATATACCACTCCCTGTCGGGAGAATCTTTGCCAGGTTTCTGGTTATCTGGCACAACACAAATATAGCAGTGTTGTTTGTATGGGTAATGTGTTTTTGGAATTTTACTAATTCTTGGTTTCATTGAATAAACACCCCACTAGAACACTTCTCACAACCCTTATACCAAATCATGTAATTACCTCCTTTCCAATAAGATTTAGGAATTCCTTTGTGTTGGCATTTGAAACATGTAAGTTCTTTCATTCAGCCTTCCACCTAATCAACAATTCCTTCTTCCCGTTATACTTATCTCTGTCCGCATGTATCTCATTAACTGTCACCACCTCTATATCAACATTGTCTAACAATATACTGACAAAGCAATATCCACCCTTCTCAATGTGATGAGTACGTGTACGGATACCTAAGCTGTTGAGTGCAGCTAGGAGTGATACCCCATCTTTGTTAGCCACAAACTCACCGTCACCAAAGTCCACTACAACGTGTTTATCTGTAAGTTCATGGTGATGGTTACAATGTGTGTATTCTGTGCTTCCCTTTGGTTCTGTCATTCCCACCTACCTCTACGGTAATACACTTTAGGCTTCTTCTTAATATCCTCAGCATCAATCTTGTCGCCAACCCACTTGATAAGGGCTTCCTCAATCTGTAATCTGATTCTCTCTTCAATTGTAGCAAGCTTAATTTCGATTTCCATTAATCCTCCACCCAATGCTCGCAAGTCTCAGTGTCGTATTTGGTTTTCATTGCATTATCGACTGCCTCTTCAAAGCTTTGACCAGAAGAGTTCAACCAACCAATGTTTTCATCATACCACACAACTCTGTGTTCTTTGTAAGTTGAGTTTCTATCAAAGTCAACCATTACAGAAGCCCAACGTTCTCTTTCTGTTAACCATTCCATGCGAATAAGATTATTACTTTCCATAACTCCTCCTCAAGAATAAGCCAAACATTTGTCACAAGGACATTTAGTATTCAACACTTTTTCCAGTTCTGTATTTTTAATACACATTATCTTTTTAAGATTAACTTCTGTAAAAGGATAGTATGGCATCTTCTCACCACCTTGTACAACTTTATATCGTGCAATACTCTCTTCCATTTCTTTGCGAAGTTGTTTAAGTTGATCCTCTACGTTTTGCATACGATCTTCTAGTGTAATATTCATTAGTTCCATTCCTTAAGAAGTTTATAAATTCTTTCATATAGATATGTCTCACTCACACTTTGTCCATATGCCAGTTCACCAAGAAGTTCTATAGCCTCTCCTCCAGCATTTAGAGCTTCTAGAGTTGGCATACCTTGAAGGCTTAAGTCCATCTGACTTTGGAAATAATCTACAGAACATTCGTACTTTGTCATACTCATTGCTCTAGCATCCCCTGTATTTTCTTTTTAATGTAATCATATGCAGATTGTTTAGCTTCATCAAGGGTGTAGAGAGAATCCACGTAGTCTTGGTTGAAATACAGACAATAGGTGTCGTATTCTTTCCAAGACTTCCACTCAATTTGAAAATCACCTAATGATGTATTACATTTAACATGATCATAGAAACTATTCTTACCTCCATCTGGTTTAGCTGGTTCTGTCCATTCAAACTTTTTAAGTTTAATCATTTCTCACTAAGCTCCTTTAAAGCATGTTGATATCTACCAAATATAATATCAAAAGTACCTTCAACACTCAAGTTATTTGGTTTAGGTTCTCCACGAAGACACATCTTCCCACTGTTGTGCTTAGACTCCTCACAACATTTATGTTTAGGTCTTTTACCACATGTGCATAGATGGTCAGTCATCAGTAAAAGTCCCTTGGATGTTTATATAACTGATAGCCCCTGGCAACCTTACATTAAACTTCAGTATTTGATTGCCATTACTGTCCCTAATAAAATCAGCACTAAGTATTTCAGCATCTGGGTACATTTGTTTTGCTAGTTCTAAAGCGGAAGTCTTATTCATTTATTTCTCCAACTTTATAAAATTATCAGGCTTCATACAAGATTTATAAATTCCTCGCTCTGTCGCTGGTACACCACCAGCTGCTTCACATCTATAAAACTGTTTTGAGCTTTCTCTGACACCCATACCCGCTAGTATCAAAAATATAATAACAAATGCTATCAATACCTTAAACATAAATCTCTCCTATTTAAATTTCTTGGTTTTACCAACTCCACGATTATAGCTAGTCTTCTTCCACTTGTACAGCAATCTTTCCTCTTCTCTCTGATAATCATCAGCATATTTTAAATATTGACTTGCTAGAAGGGGTGTATCTGCATTATTTGGGTTAAGGGAAGCTGCTAGCTTTCTGTAGTAGGCTGGAACACTTGGTTGTTTTAAGTCACGCTTTGACATTAAGGTCGTTCAACTCCAGCACTAATTCAAGAACCACTAAAGCTAATTCTTTGTTTTTATATTGACTGCGTTCACTGGTACTAACAATCCCCAATCCCGATGGTTTGTGCATAATCAAAACACCTGAGCTTGTGAGACCTACGTGTTGACCACCTTTAGATTTGATATCTGGGTAGATTGACACTTCAATATCTTCTGGTTTAATCATTATAGAGTGTCCACAAATAGTTCAGTAACCCAAGAGTCGTACATGAATTTGAACGGATCACTATCTTTATCCATGATCCGGCTGAGTTCATACAGGTATTCTCGTGCATCTTCCTCTGTTGTCCAAATATTCTTAGAATAGACAACGTGGAATCCGTGTGAATCTCTTTGGTATACAGCTTGGTAATATTTCATTTCCTCTCCTAATTGTTTAGTATACAATGTAAAACTTAATATTTAGCCAGAAATGCATTGTATTTAATACTTCCTCTCTTCGATTTCTACAAAGTTAAAATCTTTAGTAGCCTCTAAAACATCCTGAAGATTAGTGCACCTACCAAAGTTATGATAACCACCATAGAGCCCTAGATGCCATCTCTTACCATCTTCTCTTACGTGACTTACTGTCCAACAAGGGAAGTCTAGGCGTTTACTGTGCTGTTCAATGGTTTCAACAATCTTATCCTTGCTCAGCCATACCCAATCCTTTGAACGGTCTCCAATGTACTGATACTCGGCCCAATTATCTGTATCGGCACACGTTTCACAATAGGCTTTAGCTTCTAGATATTGATTGTAGTCCATTTTCTTGTAGATAATAGGTGCATACCAATATTCAGCTTTAGTTCCACACTTACAAGTTGGTCTCATCTAACTCTCCCAATTGGTGTCCACACCCAAACTTCTCAACCTTTCAACAACCTCTTTTTGACTCTTATACGTTTCAAAATAAAGCTTATAACAGTTATTCATTTCTTTATGTTTAACGTAATTAATCCCATAACCCTCAAACAAGTGGTAATCCACCCAACTCCAGTTCAGTGAGTCTAACACCTCCTTTCTAATTCTTACCTTAACCATATCAGCTCACCTTGTAAATCAAGTAGCCTTTATCTAAAGCGTCAGCAAGCTTCACAAGCTGCATATTTCGCTGTGGAAGGTATGTGTAATACTCCCCATCTTTCTTAACAAGGCTAAATACAGCATTCTCAACATCTGCAAAGCGAATAGATGAGATTGATTTCAATACAACTCCATCTTGTGCTGTGTAGAATGATGTCACTCCGTTAATTGTACGTACTTTGATGTGATTGCTCATTTGTAATAAATCCCCTTCTCTCGTCGTTCAGCATCCGTATCAAATACACCAGTCCAGTAGGCCTTTGTGTAAAACATCCAGCTTGTTTGAGTGTTAAAGTCTTGGAAGTATTTATCCAGTGTAGGGTGTAACTCAATATCCATTCCCCAAGACTTTGCAAGGGATAGGAATGTCTGGAATTGCTCTTCGTGTGATTTGATCATTATGGCTTGTCCTTGACATTCTCAGCACCATGCTTGTATGCAGCATAAATAATCAGTGGGACAGTGACAACCCAAAAGATAGCAGCTACACAGCTTGCTTTCAAGTTGAATTTATGTCCAACAGATACACAGCAAAGAGCATCTATGTAGAGTGTTAGGATAAATCCTACAACATAGATTATAAATAACATATTTCTCTCCTAAAACAATCGGTAAAATTCATATAACAAACATAGTTTACATGATTACCCTGTACGTGTCAAGCTTGTTTTGATTAACTCGTCTGGAATAGGGTAAAACTACGCCAACTTGATCCCTTTGCGTCTAAGTCTTTCAGATATCTCGAACCAGTTAAAATTTAAATTAGAGTAAAAAGCTTTTCTATGCCCTTCTTACTACTCACATCCTTATTAAGACTGGAATTTACCTCTTTTGACCATATACAAACAAAATCATCTGGCATATTGTACTCAGATACAAATACTTTATGACCCTCATTGTGACGATCACGACACCATTGATAAAACCGTTCATGATCAAAGTCATCTTTGTATTTCGTTGTACCTGCATACGGAGGGTCACAGTAGATAGTCGCTTGGTTTGTAATATTTAGGTCAAATACTGATTTATGTTTGAAAACAACACCTTCAACTTCTTTTCGTGCTTTTTCTACGGCCCTGTAGCTTTCACCGAGCCTGTCGCGGCCTTTACAAACAATATCTTCAGAGTTTCCGATAAATCCACCAAACCATTTAGCTGCATAAGTAAAACAAAATCCCACACAGGCTACTGTAGCTTTATCATATGAGCCTTTGTTGTTATTTATATGATTGTACATTTCAAGATTAATATTTTCTGGTGGTTGGTAGCCTATTTGTAGTGCCTTGAAGAACTCAATTAGGTACTCATTTGAATCAAGTCCAAGTCGCTTAGGTGCAACGACGGGATCAACTTTAGATATCATATTAGCCCCACCAACAAAAGGTTCTACATACCACATATCTGATTTATGCTCTTTCAAGATAATTGGCAGTAACTCTTTTGCGTGACGTGCTTTCGATCCCATATATTTCATTAGTTGTTATCTCCTTTATTTTCTGAGAATTCAAGCACTAGACCGACCATAGCTACAGCAGTCCACGTAGAATTAGCATTTACAAGCTGGTTTAGATTACTAAAGCCCGTTGACTCAATAAACTTATCCATATCAACTCCAGTCTTCTTGCAAGCTCGACGGATGTACTTTGTAGCTGATGCTGGAATATACCAATGTGGCATAGTTAGCTTATATTTTGATGCAATCTCTCGCCAGTATGATTCATCTGCATAATCTGTTTTGAGGCTAGCTTTAGCGTATTCTTGAGCCACCACACGTTTCTGTTTAGATTGCTCTCGTTGTTCTTCAGTCATCGGAACTAGATGTGTCATTTTACAACTCCTTTGTATAAATCGTATGTGCACTGACTACCCATCACCCTAACAGTCAATGCGTCTAGGAGATCAGGCTTACCAGCGCACAATACAATCCACAATGTAATAAACCCAAGCCAACACAAATCATTTTTATTCATATATCCTCCCTAAATCGTGATACCGCTGTTCATAGAACATTTCTTAACCAAATAACTATGAATATCTGTAATCGTTTCCTCTGTAAACTTATACCCTTCCTTAGATTTCTCAATCACAAGCTCTCGTGTAACATGCCAAGCTTTAGATTGACATTCTTTGAATACAGCATCATGCCATCTGTTATACATTGGTGATGTGATGATAACGTTCTGCTTTGGTGGGGCAATTGTACAGCCTGTTATCACAACAGTCAAGGATATTGTCAGGATAAGCTTTACAGAAGAATTATTCATTTTGGTTTGTCCTTGAGGGGCTTCCTCAGCGAGACTATGTTTTAGGTTCCTGTTGCTTTAGTGATTCGATGTAATCTAACACATCTTGAGTCTGTTGTACAGCCCATGAAATAGTATCATTTGGTGGAATGTCACAAGCTTTGGCTATACGCTTGCAACGACGATCACATTTGTCAAGATCACGTTTCAGAAATTCAAGTTCTTTTGCTAATTTATCTTTAGTCACTCAAGATCCTCCTCAGTGAAATTTGGAAAATTATATCCAACATGTCTCAGATGAAACAGTCTACCTAAAAGATCTTCTGTTGTTGCGTCAACAAAACTCTGTCCATCATATTTCAGACCAATTGGTTTACGTTCACAAGAGTCAAGAAACTTTATTTGATTAATATACTGCTCATTCCAAGTATTAATTACTTCTTTTGTAAAAGCATTATTTACGGGAATTGGGCTGTCCAGACGCGGGACATCTCCTAAAATACGATTACCAGCAACATGTGTATGCCATTGTCCATCACAACCTTCATAAATATACAGGTCACAAGACCAATTCATACTAGACCATCTACACAGAGCCATAAAACCTCCTAATTAATTTATAAATACATAATAAAACAAAAGGCCCTCAAGCGCAATGCCTAAGAGCCTTATAAATTTCTATTGACTGAATAGTTGCGATGCATTTTCTTCATAGTATTCTCTTAGCATCAACCCAATCTCTCTGCTCGTCCAACCACGTCCAACAATCACTTCATGGTATTTACCTTTCTCAGAATGAAAGCCATGATTATATTCGCAGGCATACATCCACGAGGAATCACTGAAAAGATATACTATTGATCTGTCCATAAATACACCTCACAGATATTTAGAGTAAAGCATGTATTCATAAGCCTTGTCTACAAAGTTTACAAGATTGCTTGTAGTGCGAATGTGTCCAGTTTTCTTATTCAGTTGGATGTTCACAATATTTACAACCTTGGCAGCTTTAGCTTTACGGATTTTGTAGTGGCTGAAGTCAAATGGGTAATTAAAGCCTCGTCCATGTGAGTCTGAATAGAAACCATTATGTAACTTTACTGCTGTGTGTACAGAAATACTCTTACGAGCTTTGTTCTCGTAATCATAACTTACAAAGCGTGGTGAATCGAATAGACGACCTTCGTATTCGTAATTAAGTCCACGCATGAACTCTGTTAAAGATTTGAATTGAAGCTTATATGTGTCAATGATTTCTTCTGGTAGAAGGATATTCTCTGTAGCTGTCATTTAGGTTCTCCTTTAAATTGTTCAACTTGTATATTACATTCTTTCAGATATTCAAGTGGTGACGAATCTCTGTATACTTCTCCATATACTACCTTACTAATCCCAGCCTGTACAATCAAATTTGAACAAGCTTGGCATGGACTTAAAGTCGTAAAGATTGTGCTTCCCTTGAGACTAATACCTGCCTTCGTGGCCTTCATAATGGCGTTGGATTCCGAGTGTAGAACTGTGTTAAGAGTATTCCCATACTCATCTTCACATTTGTTATCAAAGCCCTTACTAGTACCATTCCACCCAATAAGGACTACTTCATCCGGAGTAATCAAGCAACTTCCAACTTTCTTACGTTCTGCATAGGAATTGAGAGCTACACGACAGGCAAAGTCGAAATATGTATTATATTCCTTCTCTTTCACGGGCTAACACCAAGAATGAGCCGTTCAGTGTGTCCAAGAACATGTTCTCCAGGCTTCCAGAAGTCTTGTTGATAGACACTAAAACCTCCACAAGTCCAAACCTCGAGGGTAAATGCGTATTGATTGTTTGTGTATTCCTCAAGTTCTTTACAAATCTCTAAACCTTCTTCAACAGTAATTCCAGTAGCCTCAGACTGAAGGTGTCCATTACACATCTTAGTTTGATTTAAAAGAAACTTTGCAAAATTAAATGGCATATTATTCTCCTTAATTTGGGGCCTTCTGCCCTTTTCGACAAGAAGTTCCCGTAGCCGACAGGCCACCAGATTCAAGCTTTGACTTGCTCACAATATTCTTTGATGTCTTCACAACATAGCGATTTGGTCCAAAGATTTCGTCGCATTTATCTTGAGCCAACTTCCTATCACTTGTCTTGTAGAAGTAATAATCTTGCATTGCACTCATTGAAAAGAAACTTCCAGGTTCCACGAAGTCATATGAAGTGTAGTCGGTAAATGAGACAATAACCACTTCGATATCTCTGGGCTTCTTTTCACTCATAAGGGCATTCTACCTTATTGCTTGCTGAAAATATCACTTGACCACTTCCTCCAAAAGAGTCTGCTAGTGTAAATAATACGTAACCACTAACCTCAATTTCCATTCCAAGTGAAAGCTCTGAAAAAGTTTCCCCTTCTCCATCATACAGCATATCAATATCTTCTTCAGTAGTCCAGCTCACAGAATCTGACTGTGTATCATGAAACCATTTACATTCTGTAAAGTCTTCTGGCATAACCAAGTGTTCTTTAAGAACTTCTAAAGCATTTAGATAACTCATTGCCAATCTCCTTGAGCATATTCCAAGTCTACTTCTTGATTCCAGAAAGGATCTACATCAAAATTGTGTTCTGTTACACACAAAAAATCTTCGTAGTCGTCACCAAGCTCATAAACCAAACCATTCAAATTCATTATACTCTCCTTTGTGTTAATCTGTCGCTATTGTAAGCCGACAGATTGTTTGAGTCAAGCTTATTTTAGAATTATTTCAATCTTGGGTGTTTTCCTCATCTGCCTGTCTTGTACTGACATTTCAGATAGAGATTGTACCTTGAGTTGATAGCCCGTTTCAGGAATCAATTCTACAACCCTATCAACCAACCAGTTCATACCCTCTTCTGTGTATGGTATTTTATTATCTTTTATAAGCTTAAAGATAATATCATTTATGTACTCTTCTGTAATCATTTTAGTCACCTTGTGGAGCCGGTTGTACAGGTTTTGGTTTAGATTTCCGGCCTAATTTCTTAGCAACTTCGTCTTTTTGTTTATCATACGCTTGCAAGGCACGAGTAACAGCATCTTCAACGATCTTATCAATTGTCAAAGGTTTTTCGCCATCTTCTTGAACAAGCCCACATTCCTCACAATTAGGATCACCACAACCTTGAGCTTCTCGTGCTGCTGCGTAAATATCTAGACGGTCCATGATTTCATCTGCATCCAAGTAGATGTCTGTACCAGAAATTACAGTTTCAATTTCATTTTCTGTCAAGAAATTAGCATAACGTTTACGCATCTGTTTGTGGCTTTGCTTGCGGATGAACTCAGCTTGTGCAAAATTTTCATGTTCTTTTCCCCATGAGCCATAGCTGCACGTATGGCAAAAGAACTCGGCAGTATCTGAAACACCCCATGTGTCACAAGCCAAGAAGATGAATGTAGCCATACTACCACAATCACTTTCAATAAATCCAATTACGTTTGCCTCTGATTCATTGATTGCGTTTATGATCATGTTACCAGTGTTTACGCTGCCACCCCCACTCCGGATTCTAATTACCACCTCATCTTGGGCCGTAGCCGTGCGAAGAATGTTACAAAGGTCTAGGTAATCCTCAGCTTCCCCAATTGAACCAGTAAGATAATAATCATAACGAACACCACGAAACTCTGTAGTGAATGTTTTATTGTTTCCGATGAATGGGTACAGCCCCATTTCACTATTTGATTTCTCTTTCATTATTTATTCTCCTGTTCACGATCTTTCATCATACCAATTGCAATATCTTTAACCAAACCTCCGCGAACAATTTCTGAAGGGTCAGAGAAGTCAATAACCGCAACACCTTTCAAACCATGTCGTTGTGCGAATGACATAAACCATTCAAGACCTGACTCACCTTGAATATCCTTCTGTAAAATGTCCCCGCAGAGAATCAGCTTACATTGATCAGAAACTCGCGTAACAATACTTTGCATTTCTTCTTTTGTGGTCTGTTGAGCTTCATCAATCACCAGATACGATGGTAGATCAAAGGACCTACCCCTGATACTTTCAACTTCCTGCACCTGAATTTCACCAGATTCTCCGTCCTTAAGTGCAATTTCGTAGGCTCCGGCACCAATACGGGACTTGATAGTGTCTAGGACGTTGCGCACATAGGGGTAGAGCTTTTGCAATGAACTTCCAGGCTTATATCCTGATGTTTTACCGGTTTGAACATAGGCACGAGCAACAATAATTTGTTTAATTTCATTCTTGCGGAACTTATCAGCAGCTACAACAGCCGCACAAAAAGTCTTACCTGTGCCATGAAGACCAAGGCATACTATTGCTTTAATCTCAGGATCTTCCAAAAGACGGAAGTATTCTTTCTGTTTAGCAGTCTTGGCAACAACTGGCGGTGGATTATTACGTTCTTCTAAAAACTTTTCCTTAATCTCAGGTTTAACACCACCATTTCTGGTGGACCGTGTTTTCTTACGAGGTACTGCCACTTCAACACCATCAACTACGGCCAAAAACGCCCGAGACTTATTGCCCATTTATTATTTCCTTTCTCTAGTTAAGTTTCAAAACTACCCTACCACAAACACAACCTCACCACTTTCCTCTACACTATCCCGCCAGCTCTGCCTTTCTCTAAGCTTCTCATCCATACTAATCTTTTTCTCAACTAATTCCAATAATTTGTGAATAATTTCTTCTGGATAAAAGTGAGTTTTATCTTCAAGGTCGTCACTCGTCTGATCTACCCAACCTAAGTATTGACTTAGTATAAGCTCTTTATCTTCTTTTGTAAAGATCATCTTGTAAACCTATAAAGTTATTTATCTCTATAAAATATACTAGAGCCATGTGCCGAGCGGAATGACCTATTGACTCTTGTAATGCCTCCGAAATAACACTTCTCACATCCTGGGGCAATGACAATTGCATCAGCAGTGCAATCTACCATAGAAACATAGTTACCCAATATATAAATTTTACCACTATACTCGATATTATTTACAGACTGTCCAGTGTAAAGAACTTTGAACTTTTCTTGGTCTAAATCTTTGGACATTTCGATAATGAATTTGTCCCTTTCGACTACATTGCGTTCTAAAGATTGTAGATCCTCTTTACGTACTAAATTAAACAATTTACAGATTAAATTCTTCATGTAATATCCTTAATCTCTATCTCAATCGTAGCAATAGCTTTCTCAAAAGAGACATCACCTTCTACTAATGTAGCAACTATTGCAATAATATTCAAGAGATATTCTTTACCATCACCAACATAATAAACTAAACCAGATTCTGATGTGTATACTCCGTTTGATAGTGTTCCTCGTGTTGTGTCCATTATTGGTCCTCCTTGATATCTTCAGTATAAACTAAATGTTCTTTCCCGTCCCCACAATGACTCATATAGACCTTATCCGAAATTAAATACTTAATCCACACCCTTTTACTAAACTTTGTAGACCAATAAATTTTACTAATTTCAATTTCCACTATTAAAGCCCTCTTAATTTCTACCAAGGCTCATATCCATTTTCATATGCCCATTCTTCAAACTCTGTATAACGCTCAAATCCAATGCTCATTTTGTATCCTCCAAACTGTCAGTCAGAAAGAGAATAATTTCATCGTTCTCTGTGAAAGTGAAGGAGTAGTTAGCAGAATCCTCCGCTTCTACAGTCCAAACTCCATTAACAACTGTAGGCTCTCCCCAAGCTTTGAAAGAGTAGTCTTCTCCGTTGTTATCCATTGCGTAAAATACTTGACCGTGTTTAAGCTCTTTAATTTTTAGCATTATTTCCAACCCCTTTTGTTAGCAAAACAGGTCAACCAAATTCCTGCTGGAATACCTAATAAGAATCCAAGAATCAAGCCGGTAGTGAGCAGAATATCGCCGTGTGTCATTATTAAATCTCCTTATACCAAATGTCTGTTTCTGCCGATGTAGTGATCCTAAGACCATAATCAGAATAACCTCTTGGGTCTTTTGAATTATCTTCTTCCCATTTATTCACATTATCAAAATGTTCAAAAAACGCTATAGTCCCTACCTCATGATTGAAGATTTCGTAAAGAACGTGGTGTTTTGTGTACATTTGCTTTCTCCCTTTTAGGCTGATTTTCTAAATTTTCAAGATCATATTCATAGTAAATCCTGTTACTTAAATAATCATATTCCTCCCAAATAAAATAGTCAACATCATCCTGATCTTTGTCATTTAACAATACATTAACTCCGAGAATTTAGATCATACTTCCACACCATGTACATTAATTGCCCAATCAACAAACGCTTTATATTCTTTTTCATCAACAGAAATCAGTTCAGCTTGCGCTGCTGCATACTCCAGATCACCCCGAATGTAGTCATTAAACCAGTGAGTAAGGAAATCTTCATCATTCACGATTGTCTCATACAATTCCTCATATGTCTTTAGGACTTCATCCTTACTGTACCCCTGAATAGCCGTGTATGCATAGTCATGTGCAATTTGTTTTGCGGACCACTGATAGGTGTGTCCGAAATTTGTCTTTACGATAAAGTCTCTCATGTTGATTCTTCTCCGTCTACAGTTTCAATCTGAATACCCTCAAGATTCAGAATATCAAATGCTGCGTTGCTATGGTCATAATTTAAAGAGTCATAGCAATGTGACAATGGCTCCTTATCAATCACAAGCTTTTCATCTTTATAAATTTTATATCCTTGTGCGTAGGAGTAACCACATGTCTCACATTCGTGCTGATCTTCTAGCCAAACAATCGTGTAACTTTTCATCTATAACCCCTTAAAAATCTTCTACGATCTGTTGATAACTAGCAGCATTCTTCAATACAGATTCTAGCACTTTCCCTTGATAAGTCAAGCCATTATGAATAATCACTAAGAATTCTTTTTCAAATGGCACTTCAAGACAGTTATCCCTATATTTAAGTCTTTTCAAAGGCAACCCTTCAATATTCCCATATTTTGCATCGAATGCAATTACACCTGATACACTGCGGATGTTACCTTCGTAGAAATAAAGAAATCCTGACAATGTTCTGAAAACAAGTGACGTACGTTCATCGTTGATGATAAGGCTGTCTAGTGTTTCTCGTTTAAGTTCTTTGAAATCTGTCATTCTTTAATTACCTCAAAATCTGTGATAGAAAAGTCCCAACATGCTGGATATATGCATTGACCATACTCCGTATATTCCCCGTTATCCCTATCTACATCTAAACTATATAACCCGTCACCATTAGTTAGAATATCTGCTTCATACTCAATAAGCTCTTTTTCAATATCTTGTAGACCACAAACTGTGATTTTACCATTTATTTCATAAATAAATGTGTCCACATCTCCAAACTTCATGACCTTAATTTTAATACTCATCATTTATCCTCATGATTTGGTAGAACATTATCCCTTGTGTATAAATTATTCGCTTTCAACACTGAGGATAACACACGATTCTCTTCTGTCAAAGCTTTCTTTTCCTCCAAGGTCTGTTTCACCAAATACTCTAGTGCTTTGTGGTAAGGCATGTTCAGGATATTTGGGCGCATAAGTAGCTCTTGGATCGTTCCCGACGAGCGATCTGGATCAAGACCAACAAGGAATCGTATCTCGTTTTCTTTCATGTGTTTTCCTCGGTAACTTCTCTCTCTTTATTCATTTATGCAGCCCACCTTTGATAAAAAATAGAGCAGAACCTACGAATACGGGTGCTAGTACAAAAGTTATTACGCAGGCCTTAGTGAAGGCAAAAATGCCTACAGATAACAAGCCTGAAACAATAAAAGACTGTAAGCCCTCCAGAATACATACAATCAGTCCTATATGCCACCACATCAAACAAAAATCCCAAACTTCTTTAAACCAATTTTCAAAATATTTCATCAAACCCTCCAGCAGCTATTCATATTGTAAGGTGGTACCAAATAGATTTCAGCAAATGCGTTCGCAGATTCTCTTGTGGAGAACTCAGCTAGCTTCTCACGTTTGTAAAATATTGCAAAGCGTTTCTTACCATAGGGTTTTTCTATTAGCTTAAGTTTTGTCATTGATCTTCTCCTGTGTATACGGAGATATGTGAACCTTTATAGCAGTGATCTTCAAAATATTTAGGATCGGTATCTGTGATTCTAGAATCCTCTGCCCATTTCTTTAGGGCGTAAATTTCAATACTATTTTCCGCAACTATGTTTAAAGTGCCGTCTGCACTCATTACTACTTTCATTTAGTCATATCCTCAATACGCTTACGCATATGTTCGTCTGTATCATACCAACCTGACAGGTAAGCTGTAAATCCACTTTCTTGCCACGAGCAATGACCGTTTGGTTTATTTTCTGGGTCATACCCGTAACACTTGCGGCTGATACCACGGATCTCTGATAGCTGATCAAGCATGTTCATGCCCGATACTCCACGCGAAAGTTCTCAATAATTATTTCATCCCCACACTGCACATCACCATTATCTAGATGTGCAAGCTCTGTATATTCTCGTGAGAGAAATAGTTTCTTGTTACAATCACAAGAATAGTTCCCATCTTCATACATATACTCTGCACCGCCTTCCCAATGACCGTAACCGAAATCCTGTTCGTGATAGTATGACTTACCTTCATACACAAGATCCATACAAGCTATGGTTCGATTGTGAATATCCCCCTCTCCTTCGTCGGTTACTATAGTGCCTTTTGTCCAATTTCTAGCTTTCTGTACTAAATCTTTCATTTCAGACTCTGTTTCAAAGTAATAGTACAGGGTGTCATCATGATTTTTGGTTGGTGGGTATTCTTTAATAAACTCTTTCTGTCCACCACCCCAAGCCTTTACCATATAATTCTGCATTTCTTCTCTCCTTCTATATTTGATAGTTAAAGAATAACACAAGGTCTTTAGGAAAGCAACAGATTTTATCAAATAAATAAATCTTTACACAAACTCAAATACGTGTTACAATGTTGTATAGAAAGAGAGAAAATAAATTTAAATCTCTATTGCTTTATAAGATTTTATGCTGTACAATTTATTCATCTACTAAAAATGTAGATCGGAACAGAGAGATATGTAGCACTCACCGTACTGTTCTTAAAAGCCTATGAAGAGAACCATGAAGGGCTAACCCGAGTAATTAGAGCTTGTTGAGGGGAAGTGGCTAGACTTACAATCTTAGGATTGTCTAGGTAAGACAAGCAATTCATCTGGCCTCAAGCCAGCCTAGTGACATCTCAATTAGGATGTACAAAGGGGAGAAGTTATGCTAAGGTTACTCCTAATGCAAATTAAATTTTGTATGGGGTTCCCTAGGCTAGTTGTAACTTCTCCTAGCTCAAAACTCATTAGGATATTATATAACTATATCTACTTAGTAAGAATAGAGATAAGGAGAAAGAGATGTATGAAGGTTTAGAAGAGCTAAAGAAAGATTATAATAAATACAATCCATACTTAGCAACAGGAGAAGATCTTGATCGTATAGGCGAGCTTTGTGGTTTAAAAAGAGAATATAATGAATGGCTAGAATCTGATAGGGATTTCAGGATTAGGGTTTTATATGAGTTAGTTAAATATATTTAACTTAGCTATTGACATCTGTTATTCAATAGTGATACTCTTCATATTATAAATCAAAGAAGGAGTCCACTTATGGGCGAAGCTGTATTTTGCTCGTATTGTGGCGAGCTAGAAAGTGATTGTGTATGTGATGTTGTAATTGAGTATCTAGAAGACAATGATCCTGACTTCAAATTTGAATGGGCTCATGAGTCAACGACAGAATTGAACTCAACATCATTTAGAATTATTTTACCAATTTATGAATAAATACTTGACAAATAACCATTGTTCATATAAACTAAAAGAACTGAATAAGAAAAGATTTATGCGAGGCCAGATAACCCTTTATTGGTTATCGAAAGGTAGGGCACTACTCAAGGCTGACTAATTTTGTCTGTCTCCTACACAGCTCGCACTTAACACATTCAATCTTCGTCAAGATTGTCTAATTCCCTTTAAGGGGCTTGAAGAATTCTGACGAGAGTTTAAAGTCTTCCCTTTGTGTGACGGAGAGCAATGAATTAGCTGAAAGGCAAAAAGAGCATGCAGTTCAATTCTGCTCGGTAGCTGAGGGTTGGTACGCAACCGTTCGATTCGGTTCTAGTCTATCTGGTGATAGAAGCTTGACTGATGGAAAGACATCACAAATTATTGGGGAGTAGCACAGCGGTAGATGCGCAAAGCTGTTAACTTTGATGTCGCAGGTTCGAATCCTGCCTCCCTAGCCTTTCGCCCTTCTCGTATATTGATATTACATCTGTTTTGTAATCAGAATAAGGCAGTTTGATTCTGTCGTGGGGCACCAGCTTAGAAAGCTAGATAAGCGTCGGGTAACAGAGACTAGCGAACATATCTCGACAGCGACCAATATTCCCGTAATTCAACTGGATAGAATATCTGTCTTCTAAACAGAACGTTGCTGGATCGTACCCAGCCGGGAATACCAGATATGCGGATGTAGGTCGCCCCTACAGCTTTAGACAAGAATTCAGAGGCATCTGAAAGATCAATTTAAAGTGGCCTCCGCACCAGTTTCACCCACAATCACTAAGATTAAGTCTAAAAAGATTGTGGTATTCACGCTGTCATCTCCTCTCCTAAGACAGCACTTAAGATATTCTCTGTTCCTCCTCTCTCCTCGCAGAGAATATCTTCTGGCCTTGGATAGATTATACTAGTCCTCTCCTTCTAATATAATCTTCGCTAACAGGGCCATTTCTTAAGCGTTCTTCTTCATTATGAATACTACAGGGCATAGCCGGTAAGTTCGCTTAAGAAATCACTTATTCATAGGAACATACATTATGGCTGGTAATTCGAAAGATAAACAGACCGATAAGCAAAAAAGTACACAGTTCCAAGGTGAACGTAGCAATAGAAATACCAAAGGCAATAGCAAGGTTCGTATTACTAAGTCAAAACTTCGTGCAACTGCTGAAAAGCTTCGTGAGATTGAGCCTAAAGCACTTGAGAACATCAAGAATAGTGTTGAAGGTATTGAAGTTGACGCTAAACAGCTTTCAACCAGTCAATGGGTAATTACGAGCATCATTTCTCTGGACCGTGCAGCAAGCGGAGAAGAGGCAGCCTTGACCAAGATTCGTCTTGAAGGTAAGCGTACGGACGATGATGAAGATGAGCAGAGAGAAGCTGCTGAGATTGTAAAGCTCGTACCTCGATTAAAGCTTACCTTTGATGAGCCACCCAAAGAAGATTAAAAGAATTTGTAGTGAGCCAGTGTGAAACGGTAGGCTTTAAATGGAGCGAGTACTCCCAGCTACAAACCTAACTAGATCGTAAGGTCTGGTATCGTCCTTTGCCTAGGACACCCGGAACCTCTGGCGGGGTTCCATCTATTCCAAGGGTCCATAGTTCAGTCCGGTTAGAACAGTGACCTCATAAGTCATTTGTCGTAAGTTCAAGTCTTACTGGACCCACCCCACATAAAAGGAGAATGACAATGCTCACTGTAAAACGTGGGGACACTTTCGATCAACTTGTCAGTCTCCCCGATACATTTGCTGATGGCTATTTTGTAGGCTGGACAATCACATCACAGATTAGGACATCACAATACTCAAGGCTAATTTCTGAGTTTAGTCCTACATGGCTTGACCCTGTAACCACAAGAGTAGTTAAGCTTTTCATGCTTGATACACAATCTTGGCCTATTGGTATATTACAATTAGATATTCAGTTTACAAGAAACTCTGATTCCTACGTTATTAGTACACAAACTCTTGATGTAACAGTAACCAAGGATATTACCTTTCCAACTCCAGTGGTGTCTGTGTGATTGAAGTAGAATTTGCTGGTCAGTATTTCAAAGGTGATAAAGGTTTAAACTGGAAAGCTGCATATGTTAACACAACAGCTTATCTAAAAGACGATGCTGTATTTTATAATGGATCGAGTTATGTAGCTCTCCAAAACAGTACAGGAAATCTTCCAACTAATACCACTTTTTGGAGCATCCTTGCTCAGAAGGGAGATAACGGTTCCGGTTCCTCTGTCACATCTGTGAACGCTAAGATTGGAGATGTTGTCCTTGTTCCTTCTGATATTGGTGCTGCTACGTCGGCTCAAGGTGCATTAGCGAACACTGCTGTACAACCATCTGGTCTGAACAAAGCTGCTGTAGGATTATCTAACGTAGATAATACCTCAGATATTAATAAACCAATCTCTACAGCTGTTCAGTCTTCGTTAGATTTGAAAGCCCCTCTTAACTCTCCGTCCTTTACAGGTACTGTCACCGGTCTTACAAAAGCAACAGTTGGGCTAGATAATATCGACAATACTGCCGATATTGATAAACCTCTAAGTACCCTACAGACTAACGCATTATCTCTAAAGGCACCCCTAAATTCCCCAACGTTTACGGGTACAGTGGGCGGGCTCAATAAGACGTTCGTAGGTCTTGGTTCAGTTGATAACACTTCTGACTTAAATAAACCAGTAAGTACTGCACAACAAGCTGCACTTAATCTGAAGGCCAATGTAGAATCTCCAGCATTCACCGGGAACGTTATTGGCGTCGATAAGACAATGGTTGGCTTGTCTAATGTGGATAACACCACAGATGCAAACAAACCTATCAGTACAGCCCAAGCTGCTGCCTTGGCATTGAAAGCCCCACTGGATTCACCAGCTTTTACTGGCACGGTTACAGGATTAACTAAATCAACTGTTGGTTTAGGAAATGTTGACAATACTAGTGATCTGAATAAGCCTATCTCAACGGCTGCTCAGGCGGCATTGAATCTAAAAGCTAACTTAGCTTCACCTACGTTCACAGGAACTGTAGGCGGGATTACAGCTAGTATGGTCGGTCTTGGTAATGTCAATAACACAGCAGACACAACCAAACCAATTTCAACAGCAACTCAAAGCGCATTAGACCTTAAGGCTCCTTTAGCCTCACCAACCTTTACAGGAACAGTGAGTGGTATTTCTGCCGCCATGGTTGGCCTAGGTAATGTAAATAATACGAGTGATGCTAACAAACCAGTAAGCTCAGCTACCCAAACAGCTCTGAACCTTAAGGCTGATTTGACAACGCTAGCTAATTATCGGCTACTTACAAACAACGCATTTACTGGAACATCTGCTGCCACTGCATTTCCTACATCTGTTGGACAATTAGCACCAACCACTAGCACAGCAATGACTTGGACACCTCTAACAGCCTCACAAGCTGTAGTCCCAGCCATGCTAACCACTCTTAACATTAATACAGCAACAGCTAACACTGTCACTAACAGTCATGGTATTGGTGAGCTTGTTATTACAACTGTTCAAGGTGGTGGCTATTGTGACCTGTCTTTTGCAAAAGAATATCGTTTTGCAATGCAGAATGCTAGTACAGCTGGTCAGTTCATCGGAACTAAATATGTATTTGAACCAGACAGCACTAACAGTGGTACGCTAAATACTTTTATCACTGAACAGTTTGATAATATGACAACAAGCGTTACGTGGATTAGTAATTTCCAACGTAATTTCCTTGATCCTCGTATGGTTACATATCATGCTGGAGGACAAGTAGCGTTTGCTCAAATTATTACTGGTAATTACACGTTCACAGATAAAGATTCTGGTAAGACATTTGTCTATAATTCAGCATCTCTTGGGACGATGACATTTGGTGCTGGTATTACCAATGGGTTTAAAGTTACAATTAAGCATGGTTTAGGTGGTGCTGGTGTAACACTTGTTTCCTCATCAAGAACAATAGTAAACAACGCAACCCGTATTGCTTCTTTGTTTGCACTTGATGAAGTCACTGTTGAGGCTTTAGATCCAGGTGGATTCTTAACTTTAAACTGGAAAGATCCCCTTCCAACTTATTCTGTTAATAATACAACCTCTATCACCAGAAACGTAACTACCAACAGTTCTGTATCAGATCTTACTGTAAACCTTGAAGCCAATTCTGTTTATGAAGTAAGTTTTAATTGTGCCTACACTACAACAGCTACTGCACAAAGTCTGAAACTTGGATATGCGAGTACAGCAACAGGGACTACTTTCCTATTTGATGCTGGTGTTCAAATAACTAACGTCGCAGGTACAGCTTCTACAGTATTAGGCCCACTTAATACTACAGCAGCAACAATTGCAGGGACAGCTTCTGTTGCAAGTGTTGAGCAGAATGCTTTCATACGTGGTAAGATAATCACATCCTCAACTGCTGGTAACTTTGCTATTCAAGTAGGGGCAATCTCTACAGCTACCACGCTGACAATAGCAATTGGTAGGGCACCGCTCTTAATCAAGAAGATTAAGTAAATATCCTTAATTATATTTTAAGGTATAATTAGGTAAAAGGATTTAGTAGTTTTTTAGAATGCCTTCCACAAGAGGGCATTCTCTAAAGATTACTTATAGAGTCTAGACGACTCTTTTTCAAAGCAGACGAGGCTGCCTAACTAAAAGCCTGTGTTGTCTGTCTACAGGCTATAATCCCTCAGAACAAGACAATCCCTAATAAAAATAAAATAGGATTGTTAAAGTGGCTAATACCATTCCTGATGTAACTGTAGTAGTAAATAATTATATTGACCTTTATGCAGCAGCGGGCATTACTGTTGGAAAACCTTTATTGATCCAGAATAAAGGTACAAGCGCTGCGTATATACAAATTAAAGATTTTCAACCAGCAACATCCTCTGTTGATGGTGTATACCTGACATCCTATGCGTTCTGTGTTGTAGATGCCGGAGCTTCTGGATGCTGGGCTAAGGGGCAAGGTAAGCTCTCTGTACAGGAGATGAGCTAATGCCTGTTCATCCATATTTCCCAGGTGGTAATAGTGGCGCAGGAGATGGCGCTGTAACTTCTGTAAACGGTGAGCAGGGAGATGTGATTCTTACAGCCCAAGATTTACAAGCCCAACCACAATCAACCGTACTGACAGATATTGCTGCCATAACAATGCCGGACAATAGCTTTCTTCACACAGACTCATCTGGCAATTTTACACCATCCCTATGTATGCCAGCTGGAGTTGCTTGGTTAGGGTATACAACTGTAGATCAACAAAAGGCTCATCTTGCTTATGCAACAGTTGCTACTACAGGCAGCTACTCAGATCTAACAGATAAACCATCTATACCAACAGCTCAAGTTAATAGTGATTGGAATGCCACATCGGGTGTTTCGCAGGTATTAAACAAGCCAACCTTATTCTCTGGATCATATGCTGACTTGACTGGTAAACCCGTTTTGTTCAGTGGAAACTATGCCGACTTATTTGGAAAGCCCGCCTTATTTGATGGTACTTATACAAGTCTTACAGGCAAGCCAACAAGTTTTCCACCATCAGCACATACACATGCAATAAGCGATGTCACAGGCTTACAGACAGCTCTAGACAATAAGGTGGGCGTTGGTTCTAATATCCCGTACAGTGTTTTGACAGGAACGCCTGTAATTCCTGCTGCACAGATCCAGAGTGATTGGAACCAGACTAATACATCCGCCTTAGATTTTGTTAAGAACAAGCCAACCATTCCGTCTGTTAATTATCCGGTTACTTCGGTTAATACTAAGACTGGTGCGGTAATTCTTACCAACACTGATGTCGGGGCAGCAGCTACAGTCCACACACATTCAATTTCGGATGTGACCGGACTTCAAGCTAGTCTAGACAGCAAGGCCACAGCATCCTCCCTATCAGGGTATGTAACTACCTCATCTTTGTCAACGACATTGACTGGGTATGCCACATCAAGTTCTCTTACATCTGGCTTGGCTGGCAAATATAATACACCTACAGGTACAACGACTCAGTACGTACGTGGTGATGGTACACTAGCAACATTCCCTACGATTCCTACAGTACCAACTATTGTAAGCGATTTTACAAACGACAGTGGCTATCTCACAAGTGCCGTCTTGGCGGGTTATCGTAAAGTTGAAACATTCCTTGGTACAAGTGACGCAAGTGGTAATGTTACAATAACCTTTGCAAATACTTATACTACACCGCCTGATGTACAGCCTCAAATAATTGGTGGTACTTTTAATCAATCTGTTAGGGTTGTATCAGTATCTACTACAGGGTGTGTCGTACAGGCTGCTCAGCGTAATCTTGTAACCCTTCTAAGTATAGAAGTATTGCTTGGTGCTACAGTTAACCTTGTCGGTGCTTCTGTTACAGTTCAGGTAACACCACGCTCATAAGCCCGGTAAATAATAATGATAAGAATTTCCCTGCCGCCCGGTCTTGACTACTATAATTTATATACTGTCTCATCTACAACAGTAGGCAAAAGCTTAGTAATAACTAATCATCATACTATCCACATCTTTCTTGAAAGGTCTTTAAATAAACCATCACCAACAACTGAGACAGGTCTTCCACTAGCTCCTGGAGATTCCTGTGTTATATATGGAGATGGGGTTACGCCGATATGGGTCAAGGGGAATTCAAGTCCTATAGTTGTGCAGGAACTAACCTCTATAATTGGTTCTAAATATGGGGTTGCTGATTTACCAAAAGATATTTACACATCATCAACAGAAAACTACAGAAGAATAAGGGTAGACACTGCTCAAACTTCTTTCTTTCAAGGAAGGCAGTTCAGAAGTTATTATGATTTTGGTTTGACGGCCTCTGAAGTCAGATATTTTAGGTTCACATCTTTAACTGATTTTGTACTCTTCGATCAGTCTATATCTGTAAGCGGGGGAAGCATAAGACTTTCTGTGTGGACTGGATCAACCCCGGCAGGTACTTGGACTAATATTCCCGTCATTGGTAAGAATAGGATGTCTTCTATACCTCAACCACCTTATATAAGCTCGGTAACATTCCAAACTGGTGGTACATTTACAGCAGGTACAGAGGTTGAGGCTATTAGACTAGTTTCCGCCACAGCAACTGCCCAACAGTCCACAGTAGGTGCAAGTTCGGGGGATGAAAGAGGATTACCAGCATCATCTTTTTATATAAAAATTGAGGCAACTTCCAGTACCCCGACAGTTGTTTATAGCTTGTTTTGGGAAGAACGTCCTTAATAGTTTTACAAAGCTGTCTTGAAATATAGACAGCTTCAATAAAATTATTGAAAATAGTTAAAATAAATTAGACAAATACTTGACAAATAGCATGGCTATCATGTAATATCTCTTTTATGAATTGAACACATTGGAGAGAATTATGAATAAATATGAAATCTTTATCACCGGTGGTGATATTATGGGTTATGACTTTATTAACAAGATTGTAAAGTACGCTAATATGGGCGCCACAATTAGTGATGAAGAAATCCCACGAGTAAAGAACTTCCCACAAACTGTTCGGATGTTTATCCAGACAGAAGAAACTCTGAAAGAAGAGCCTGGCGTACGTTTAGCAGCTTATCGTGAGATTGAACATTTCACCAAAGAAGAGCTAGATTCTATGGAATGGGACACTTTACGGGCACACGCTAAGAAGGCCGGGATTACAGGCCGGGATAGGCAGAAACTTGTGAAAGAGTATCTTGAAGAGATGGAAAAGTAACAGAACAAAATGAGAGCGAACGGGATTGCAAGCCCTGATGATTGCCGATACAATCGTCTAGTTCTCACCTAATTAAATCTTATCGGAGATATAAAGTTTGAATTATCAGAAAATATATCATGCTCTTGTAGAGAAAGCTAAAGTTCGCGGCCTTGATAAAACTCAACACGCTGGTTACTTTGAAATTCACCACATTCTGCCTGTTAGTTTGGGCGGTGGTAATGAAAAAGAAAATCTGGTGATGTTTACTGGACGTGAACACTTCATTGCGCACATGTTGTTGTGGAAAGCATATCCTGAAGATGTAAGTCTCCAACGAGCAGCTTGGATGATGAGCGCCCGTAATGTATGCAAAGTTAACTCTAAGCTATATTCTGCCATTCAACAAGTAAAGAGAAAAGAAGCTTCTGAGCAAATGAAAGGTCGTTACTTTAAAGATCTTACTGGAAATCGTTATGATCGTCTGGTTGTAGTTAATCAAGGGGAACATTACTATACTCCCGGCGGGCTGCAATATACTCGTTGGAATTGTATATGTGATTGTGGAAATGAGACTTTAGTCCATGCAAGCTCCCTCACTAGTGGAACTACGAGAAGTTGTGGTTGCTATGCTAAAGAGCTTAGTAAGAAAGCAAAAGGGAATCTGGAAAATATATTGCCGACACAATTTAAATCTGGTGAACATCACATCAATTTCGGTAAAAAGATGCCCAAAGAATTTGGAGAAGCAATTTCTCGCGGTAGAAAAGGCGTAAAATATTCGGAGAAAGCTTTAGAAAATTATAGGCTTTCCGGTATTGCACGTCGCGGCGAAAATAGTAGCTTATATGGTAAGCCTCGTTCTCCCGAAGTTATAAAAAAGATTTCAGATGCAAATAAAGCTTTAAACTTAAAGCCTTGGGAAGTGTCAGTTAATATTAAAGGTTTGGGTAGAGATAGGTGGTTATTGGCTGATTACTACTATGATTTGTGGATATTCTTCGATAAACCGGCAACCAAGAAGTTTGCTAAGTGTTTTAATGAAATTCACAACGATGACACTAAGTATAGTGTCTATGTAACCATGATCAATAAATTTATTAATGGTTGGATTCCTTTAGAAGATGAGGAATGGGTAAAATTTTCTAAGGATTGTTAATGAATGAAGAACAAGTAGTGATTGGACCTCAGTCAAAATTCCAAGCTGACTATTTAAACAGCTCATCTAGGATTTTGGTGGCGGGGGGAAGCGCCGGCTCATCGAAGAGCCACGTGGGATTAATGAGACATTTACGTTGGATGGACGACCCTCTTTACAGAGGGTTTTGCATTCGTAAAAACTCCACTGCAATTATGAAGAGCGGTGGTTTGTTTGACGCAGCAGTACATCTATACTCCCAAGTAGATGATATCAAGATTAAGTTGAAAGATCAGCGTATTGTTTTTGGATCAGGAGCCTCTGTTTCCTTTTCTCACTATGAGAACGACACTGCGGGTCAGCTCTATCATGGCCTTGAACTCTCAAATGTGTTTTATGATGAATGTACACACGCTGATGAAAAGCATATTTGGTGGTTGATATCACGACTTCGTACAAAAGCTAATCTTGACCCTTCAATCTGGCTAAGTTGTAACCCTGACCCAGATTCGTTTTTATATAACTGGGTTAAATGGTGGCTTTATGACGATGAGCACCCCAACGCAGGTCTCCCAGATCCAGCAAAGAACGGGAAGGTTCGTTGGATTCTTCGTCGAGAAGGGTTGATGTTTTGGGGAGATTCAAGAGAAGAAATGATTGTCCGTTACGGTAATCCTGATCTTCCTATTGACCACCCAAAGCAAGTTAAACCCCTAAGTTTTCAGGTTATTCTTGGGACAATCTACGATAACCCGTGGTTGATCGAAAATCAACCCGAATATCTCGCTTCTCTTGAAGCAATGCCAGATATCGAGCGCCGCCGCCTGCTGTTAGGTGACTGGAATGCAAGAGAACAGAATTCTACGCACTTTCTACGCAGCTGGTGTACCGAGGCTACTGAAGAACCGCCCAAGTCTGAAATTGTTAAGACGGTTCGCAGTTATGATCTTGCTTCCACGCTTAAATCTGACGCAAATAATTCGCCAGACTATACTGCAACTTGTAAAGTCTCTAAGCTTAAAAATGGAAGTTACTTCATACATGATGTGCAGCGTACACGCATTCGTTTTGGAGATTGGAAAGATTTCATTCTGAATAATGCCAGATCAGACGGCTATGATGTTGATGTGATTTTACCTTTGGACCCTGGTGCTGCTGCAAAAGCTTCTACTGGTATTCTTACAAGGGAGATTTCTGAGGCTGGGTTTAGGGTAAGAACACTTTCAACGACGAAGAGCAAGCTTGATAGATTTCGTCCAGTAAGTTCATTGGCACAGAATGGTCATGTAGTATTCTTGAAAAACTGCGGCACAGACCACGAGAACAAAATACAGAATGATTTGAACTTTGTTTATCGTGAGCTGGAGGCATTTACCGGGCAAAGGAAATCTGGTGAATCAGGCCACGATGATGTTGTCGATTCTTTAGCTGATTGTGTGGCAATTCTAGCTCAGTCCATCAATATTCCAAACTTCACTGCTGGTCTTCTGTCAGCAAACCTAACAAGACCTAACCTTTTTAACCAATAGGAGAGACAATGGTAGATACAACAGACGTCTCCCTTGAAGCTGGAGATAATGAAGCTCCAGCTTTGACTATGGGAGAGATGGGTAGTCCTGGCCTACTAACTTTAGGCGGACAGGTGATTGAGGAGTGTAGCCTAGAACTTCGCTGGCCTGAAGCAATTAATACCTATAAGCGTATGGCAAAAGATGGGGCCATTGCCCCAGCTCTTGAGCTTGTAGAGATGATGATAGCAAGGGTTCCGTGGACTGTCAAGATTCCTGAAGGATATGAGGATCAACTTAAAGATAAAGCTAATTTTGTTCGGCAGTGCATCGGAGATATGGAGCACGACTTTCAGAGCTTTATTAAACAAGCAGTGAGCTTTAATCGATATGGCTTCGCCGTGACCGAAAAAGTTTACAGGTTTAGGAATAAAGACAAAGGAAGTAAGTACGATGATGGTTTGATAGGAATTAAAAAACTTCCTATTAGAGCACAAGATACTGTCGAAGGATGGTATTGGACTAACAAAGGCAGAGATATTGGCGGTTTTTACCAGAGAGTTTGTAATCCCGGTAACTCTTCCTACATGGGTTGGGATTTTGTACAAACAGCAGATAACGAAACGACCTTAAAGAAAATTCCCCGTAAAAAGTTTTTGCTTTTTAGAAACAACCCTTTGAAAAATAGTCCTGTGGGAACTTCTCCGCTAAATGGTGCTTGGCAAGCTTGGAAGTACAAACAAGCCTATCAGGAAAGTGAAGCGATTGCAGTTGCCCAAGACTCTAATGGCTTTAAAGTTTTATATATTCCACCAGAATATATGACAACTGATGCTAGTGAAGATAAGAAAGCAGCTTTTGAAGAATACAAAAAAATATTGGCTAATATGCATCAAGCTAAACAATCTGGGGTAATCCTCCCACTGGTTCTCGATTCTGCCGGTAAAAAGATGTTTGAGCTAACTTTTGAGTCTATTACCGGTCAAAAGTCTTACGACACTAACGCAATCATCAACAGGTATACTTCAGAAATTTTGACTGCCCTTTTTGCAGACTTCTTGTCTCTGGGTAGCAATGGTAGCGGTAGCTTCTCTTTAGCAGAATCAAAGATAAGCGTGGTGGAGATGGCAATCCAATCTAAATTAGATGAAATCAAAGCCCAACTTAATCATGACCTTATTAAACAATTGTTTGAATTGAATGGCTGGGAAACTGACGTTCTTCCTTACTTGGACTACGGTTCTGTAAGTTCAGAATCTCTTGATGAGCTTGGTAAATTCATTCAACGAGTATCTGCAACTGGCAACCTACCAAAAGTGCCTGAAGTTATAAACTGGATTATGGCACAAGCAGATATACCTTACCGTGTTGATCTTGATCTTTCAACAGAAGACCTTACAAAGATTTTATCTCCAGACACATCCGCCAGCGGAAGTGGACTTGAAAATGGTCTTCCATCCGGAACAGGTAATGCAGACGGTAGCTCGGGTGACTCTTCAACTTCTAATAACGAAAACACATAGGGAGTCCATTAATGGCTCATGAACTCGTTAGACTTAGGTCTAAATTGTTCGACACTCCTTTGCTAGTGGACTCTAAAAGTTTTGAATCTATTCTTAACTATGTAGATAAACGTTGTGAAGGTAATGTTGAAGTAACTCCAAAAGCTGACAATGAATTTTCAATGTACAGCACACTGCATTACCAAGAAAGTAATTTAGGTGTTATCCACATCTCAGGGCCACTGACCAACAAGTCTACTGGGTGGGAAGCGTTCTGTGGTGGCACTTCTTACGAGAGTATCAAAGAAGACTTCGAAGCTCTACTAGAGGCAGGCACTAAGACTGTAGCCTTTATGGTTGAGTCTGGCGGCGGTGAAGCGTATGGAATGATGGATACTGGCAATTATCTGCGTAAATTAGCAGATGAAAACGGTGTAAAGATCATCTCCTATGTAGATGGACTATCAGCATCTGCTGCTTACGGCCTCACTGCCATCTCCGATGAAATCATCACTAACAAGAACTCTGAAATTGGTTCTATTGGTGTTTTGATTCGTTTGATGAATGATTCTAAAGCTCTTGAAATGGAAGGTTACGAACGTAGCTTTATTTCAGCGGGTACTCAGAAGATTCCATTTGCAGAAGATGGATCTTTCCGTAAAGAATTCTTGGATGATCTTCAATACAAAGTAGATGCTCTCTACAAAGATTTTACTGAATATGTTGCCGAACATCGGAACTTGTCAGTAGAAGCAGTTAGGAATACTCAGGCAAACACCTTCCTTGCAGAAGATGCAATTGCTTTGGGCCTAGCTGATAAGGTAATGACGCAAGAAGATTTTTATTCTTACCTATCGGGCCAAGCCCAAAATAACAAAGAAGGAAGTTCGATGAGTAATCGTATCTTTAAGTTTAGTAAAACCAATAATGAGGAAACTCTAGAAATGTCTCAACTTGCTCAATTGCAAGAACAGCTCACTGCTGCTAATGCACAACTCTCAGAGTTCACTTCTGTAAAAGAAGCTTTGGCCTCTGTTCAAAGCGTACTTGGTGAAAAAGAAGCAGCTCTTGCTGAAGCTTTGGGTAAAGTTGCCCAACTTGAACAAGTTGCTGTAACTACTAAGCTTAACGCTCGTAAAGAAAAATTGGCTGCTGTAATGGCATCCGATAAAGTGGACAGCGTATCTGCTGCCTTGGCTTCTCTTGATGATGAAGCTTTCTCCGTTGTTCTGGCAGGTTACGGCCTACAGAAGCAACAACTTGAAGCTAGCGACCTGATGAATGAAATCGGTGACCAAGGCTCCGAAGTTGAAACCCCAACCCAAGCCTCTGGTGATGACCTCACTCTGAAAATGGCCCAAGCTAAATATAAAAAGGAAGGTAAATAATGCCTGTAGTAGCGCGTCCTCTTGAACCACTCTTCTCTGATCTTGTCTTTCACGAACTGGACCCTTCTGTAGGTTACGCTCGTGAGTGCATCAACGTCACTCCTCCAGCTGCCTCTGCTCCAGTTCTGCTTGGTACTGTTGTATTCCGTGCTGCTGGTGTTGACCCAGCTGCTGCATACGCTGTTCTGGTTAACGCCTCGGATATCGTTGCAACCAATGAATTCGCTGTTGTGTTTGGCGATGCTTTTGGTTTTAATGCAAGTTATGTACCTAATACTGTAACTGCCGGCGTATTTAACTCCGTAGCCTTCAAACGTGGTCCAGTACAACTGAAAGACTACTATATCAAACTCCGCCATGCAAACCTTAACGCCACCCAGTTCGCCAGCCTGAAAGAAGTGCTGAAGAAACAAGGCGTAATTGTTGAACTGACCGTAGCTTAAGGAATAATAATTAAATGGCAATTGTATTTGATCGCAGTAATCTTAACCGCGTAGTAGATCGTACCGATGTACTTGAAGTCATCCCCAACCAATGGGGTTTGATCAATGACATGGGTATCTTCACTGATCGCTATTCTACTCAGAAGCGTATTGAAATCGTTCGTGAGTTCGACCAACAGTCTATCGCTGTTGACCGTAACTGGGATGAGCGTAACAGCACTGTTGGTCCTCTGACTCGTGACAGCCTGTTGCTGAAAATCCCTCACTTCCCGATGGATGATGCTATTACCCCTAACGACATTGACGGCATCATTGCTGTTGACAACGTTAGCGATGCTATCAACCTTGAGACTGTTGCTGGTATTCGTATGCGCAAGATGGAGCGTCTGCGTAAGACTCACGCCCTGACTCTAGAAGCTGCTCGTGCTCAACTGATCACCACTGGTACTGTGTATGCACCCACTGGCACCCTGCGTGCTGGTGCTGTAGCTACTACCAACTACTATACTGAGTTTGGTGTTACTCGTACTGAGCTGCCAATCACCTTGGTTGGTGCTACTGACCCACGCACACAATTTGAGAACGTTCTTGCTGGTATTCAAGACGGTTATCAGTCTGGTCAAATCATGACTGGTTACATGGTTCTTTGTTCCCCTAGCTTCTTCTCAGCTCTGTGGACCAACCCGTTTGTAACTGATGCTGTTAAATACTTCCAACAGTCTCAGTCATTGTCCATTCTGACTGGTCGCCCTCAAGCAGCTGGCCTGGATGCTCGTTATCGTTCCCTGACTCTTTGGGGCATGACTTTCGTTGAGTACCGTGGTGGTTATCGCATCGGTGGTCAGGCAGGCACCTTTGTACCTTACATCCCGGCTGGCGATGCTTATGCATTCCCAATGGGTACTGACGATCTGTTCGAAACCTACTACGCTCCGGCTAACCGTTTTGGTTCGGTAAACCGTACTGCCCAAGGCAGCTACTGGTTCGAATACCTGAATGAGAAAGATGACATCATCGAAATCATGACTGAACAGAACTTCTTGAACGCCCTGCTGCACCCACAAGCTGTTGTACGTCTGTACCTCGCTTAAGTAGCTTATAAGGGACTTGAAATATAGTCCCTTTATTTTCGGAGAATAATAGTATGGCTGTAACAACTAATAACGGTTGGATGTTTGCTGTTAATGAAATGGATGCAAAAGTAGCTACAGGCGGTCTGGTCCCAGCAGCAACTACTGCATTAGCTGGTAAAGTAAAACAAATCACCTTTACTGCTCAACAAGGTACAACCTTTGCTGATTTGGCTGCTGTAACTGCTGCCTACAACGCATTGCTCACTAAATTGATTGCTGCTGGTATTATGCCTGCTGCGTAAGTATGAGGGTGGTTAATTCTGCCCTTGTAATATAAGATATTTTGTGATAAGCTATTCAGTCAAATTTAACTAGGAGATTGAGAATGCATCACAACGCAAAACATGGTAAATACAAAACAAAGACTTACGCTTCTTATCGAGCAATGATTCAAAGGGTTACGGATGAAAATCATAAAACTTTTGAACACAGTGGAGGTAGGGGTATTAAGATTTGTGATCGTTGGCTTGATCCTGTTAAGGGAGTTTTAAACTTCTTTGAGGATATGGGTGAACGCCCTGAAGGAACCACATTAGACCGTAAAGATGTTAATGGGGACTATTCCTTAGAAAATTGCAGGTGGACAACTTACTCTGAACAGAACTTCAACCAGACTCTTAAGTCCCATAATACATCAGGTAAAACTGGAGTTAGTTGGAACAAAGAAAAAGAGAAGTGGGAAGTTTATATTTCAAAGAATAAGAAAGTAATCAAACTTGGTTATTTTAAATCTTTGGAAGAAGCTATCAAGGTAAGACAGGAAGCCGAACTAGAATACTATGGTTACACAAAGGAATAGTTATGGCATTAACTCCTGTCGAACAGGTTAGACTCCTTATAGGGGATATTCCAAGTAATCCGTTTTATCCCCTATATACCGATGAAGAAATACAGCAGTTTTTAGATTTAACGAATCAAAATGTCTTTCAAGCAGCAAGATTGGCTGCTATATCAGCGTCTTTCACAGTTGCTGGTTATAGTACAAGGGAGCGTACAGGGGACATTGAAGTTGAAAATAATTATGCTAAGAACTATCTAGCAGCACTTGGTAACTTCATCAACAACCCAACATTCATTATCCCTCCAGGCTTATTTCCTTGGTCTGCTAACAAGTGTCCAAGTAAACTCATGAGTATTGAAGTTTGTGATAGAGATAATTGCAGAGAAGCAGTTTGTTGTGAAACTGGCTGTGGGTGCAATGATTGTCATGCTGCCGGTGAAACCTTTCTTTATCAATAGGAGTTGAAATGTTAAAACCTCAATTCCTCTTGACCCACAAAATTCCACTAACAATCTTTCGTAAATCTGAAGGCTCTTATGTTAATGGTAGGTGGGTAGAAGGGTCTACTTCTGAAATAGTTTTGCAGGTAAATATCCAGCCACTTAAGCCTTATGAAATCCTAATGCTTCCAGAAGCTGACAGAACTAGAGCTTGGGTTAAATTCTATTCTGCTGATTATGCTCGTACTCTCAAGGAAGGGACTGGTGGCTGGTCTGCTGATGAATTCATTTGGAAGAATGACCGTTATAAAATCATGAAGGTTGATGATTGGACAAATGGAATGGGAATTTTGGAGCATGTGAAAATTCAAGCTGCAAGAATTGAGCTTACCCCAGATGCACCCTCGACCTAAGGAGTATCTATGCCATCTACATTAAAAATAGATACTTCAATATGGGACAAGATAAAGAGAAATATCTTGGTTGGTAATGATCTTGAAGTTTCTACCGGATTCTTTGAGGGGTCTATCTACGGATCTGAAAATAACAATGCTCAAGTAGCCCAAATCGCTAGGGATAACGAAGAGGGTACAGTAAAGAACCCAACACGTCCTTTTATGAGGGTTGGGTTTGGTGGCAAGGTAGCCAAGCAGCTGCCTGAGTTGTTCAGAGCAAGCATGAAACGTATCGCTGAGGGTAAGACCACATTCAGGCAAGAATACACAAAGTTAGGCCCAATTCTTACCTCTGAAATGAAGCAATCTATTATCGAATGGTCCACACCACCTAACAGCCCTTCAACGATTGCAGAGAAGGGTTTTAATGATCCTTTGATCAAAACAGGGAAGATGTTGGAGTCTGTGGAATCAAAAGTTGAGGCTAAAACATGAGTATTTATTCTCAGCTAGAAAATGGGTTGTACAATGTGGCTTTGGTGGCCCTTTCAGAGTTTACTAATCCACAGGTAATTTTCAGCCACCTTAATGGCACAGAACCTGCTGAAAGCTTTGTGATAATCAATATCCTAAGTAACACTCAGCAAGGACATCACACCACTTCAACACTTACAGATACTCAAGAGATATTAGCTACTCAAGCATCTTATGAAGTTTTTGTACAATTTAGTTTTTGTGGTAGTAAGTCTGGAGAGATGTCTTCAAGCTTCAATCAAAGAATTAATAACAATCACAAAGTGTTTGAAGAGTTGGCTAAAAACAAGATGGGTGTTATGCGTAAAAGTCCTATGCGTAGAGCCCCACAGAAAAGAGATACTAAGTGGGTTGAATACCATAACTTAGATGTTACCTTTTCCTATACAGTAGTTACACAAGAGCTTGTAGATGTTATTGAAGTTGTAATTCTTCAAGATGTTATTACAGGCGATGTATTCACTGTTCCCCCAGATATCGTTACACCATAAGGCATTCGTATGCCAAACAACAATTAAAGGATATTCGAATGTCAGAACTCGACCAAATCGTACAGCTCCAGCTGACTCGCGGCTCTACTCCGGTGGAGACGGCCAGCTTTCAGATCCCCGGCATCTTAGCTACATTTACCAATTTCTCGGAACGTACCCGCACTTATACCGATATTGATGGTGTTGGCGAAGACTTCCGTACAACTGATCCAGTTTATATTATCGCAAGTAAACTGTTTGGTCAGTCTACTGTTGGTGCTGTTCCTCCAAGTATTGTAGTAGGTCGTCGTCAAGTTAACACTGTAAATGGCTCTGTAACCGTACAGAACTCTACTCCTTACACTGTAACTATTAACGGTACTACTTATAGCTTCACCAGCGATGCTTCAGCCACTGCAATTGAAATCATTGCAGGCTTGGACACAGCAGTAGGTACAAGCCCGGTAGGTGTAACTTTCACTGACAACTTGGATGGTACTTTCACTGTAGGTCCAACCGTCGCAGGTACTCCATGGTCTTTCCGTGCATCTAGTAACATTACTCTTGCAAATGCTACACCTACCGAGAGTTATGCAGATGCTGAAGTAGCCATGAACGAAGACAACGGTACTTGGTATGCCCTGTTTACCGATACCCATGTTCAAGCTGATGTAGTTGCTTTGAGTAACGTGATTGTAGCACAACGTAAGATCTTCGGTACTTCTTCACAAGATGCTGCTGTAATCACTACGGGTACTACTGACGTGGCTGCTGTGCTGAGTGCTGCAAGTGCTGGTCGTACTTATGGCGTGTATCTCCCTACTGCTGACACTGAATACCCAGAAGCAGCTTGGGCTGGTAGTCAGCTGGCTTATACCCCAGGTTCTAATGATTGGGACTTCAAACGTGCCGTAGGCGTTACTGTCAGTAAACTTAGTGACACTGCTCGTGTAAATCTTCGTAACAAGAACATGAACATGTACACTCGTGGTGGCGGTGTTAATATCTTCCAAGACGGTAATATGTTTGATGCTTCTCCGATTGATGAAGTTATTGGTATTGACTGGCTGTATGCTCGTTTGCAAGAAGGTATCTATTTCCGTTTGATCAACTCCCTAAAAATCCCTATGACCAACCCAGGCCTAGTTATTATCGAGAATGAAATCCGTTCTGTACTCTCACAAGCAGAGGCTAACGGTTTGATTGATCGCGGATGGAATGTAACCACACCTGATGTACTCGACATTCCAGAAAACATGCGGGCAGCTCGTACAGCTGGTGTATTCAAGTTTAATGCACGTCTTGCAGGGTCCATACGTCGCGTCCAGATCACCGGGTTCTTGTCTGTATAGTAATTAAAGGATTCCTACCAGTATGAACTTCTGAGTTGTTTTTAGGAAGAACATTATGGTGATCGACCAAACAGAACAATAGGGAGCGATCCCATAATTAAAAGGTATATTTAAATGGCCGATGGCGTATTGGGCTCATACAGCCCCGAAGCAATAGTTGTAATCATCAGTAAGGGTGACTTTGTTCACCGTATTGGTGGTTACGCTGATGGTACTTTTCTAAATATTTCACGTATCACTCCAGCATCAGAACTCTATGTAGCCTCTGATCTACAAGCTGGCCGGGTTAAACGTCGGAATAAAGCAAGTACTATTTCTTTGACACTGTTTCAACAAAGTTCAAGCAATGCTATTTTGCAAGAATTGCAACGTGCTGACGAAGAAGACGATAGAAATTCTTGGGTTTTCTCTATCACCATCAAAGACACATCTGGTACTAGTGTATTCTCATCTAACCAAGCATTCATTGCAACGGTTCCAGATGTTGGGTATTCAAATACCACTGAAACTCGTGACTGGATGATCAGTGCCGTAAGTATGGATTCTCACGTTGGTAGCAACATGGAGTTTGATGCTGCTGAAGTTGCAGCAATGGCAGCAGTCGGTGCTCAGGTTCCGGCTCGGTGGCAGCTCTAATAGGTAAGGAAGTATAATGGCCCGATTAGCTACTTATATGCCAGAGGAAGTAACTATTCTTCTTGCTGGTATTCCAGTCTCAGGATTTATCCAAGGGTCATTTATTTCCGTTGACAAGGATGTCAAACCTTTTACATCTAAACGTACTGCTGATGGAACAGTTAGTCGGATGTACAATAATGACCAAACCTATACAGTTACTTTGACTCTTTACAGCGGTAGTGATTCTAACCAACTTCTAACAAGACTTTGGCAATTAGATGAAATTACCCAAAGAGGTAAGTTTCCCTTGATGATCAAGGACGGTAGTGGATCAGATTTATTCTTTTCCACAACTACATGGATTGAGGGTATTCCTTCTTTAGTGAAGAGTAATCAATATGAACCTCGTGCTTGGACATTACGTTCAAGCTCAGCAATCATAAATATTGGTGGTAATGGTGATGCTGAGTCTATCTTAAATGATATTGTCAGTATTGCTGCTTCTGCTCTTCCAGCATTGAATGGATTGCTTTAAATGACTAATTCTTTTAGTGTTGAGACATATTCAGCTTCAGATGTGAAGTTATCTATTGGTGGTTCTATTATCACAGGATGGGATAACTTAAGTATCAATAGACGGGTAAAAGCTTTTACTCCTGTCTATGGTATTCGTGGTAAGAACACACGAGTTAAGAACGTAGATACTTCGGCAACCATTACTGTCACTCTTATTCAAACAGCACAAAGTAATGACGTATTATCAGCAATACATGACTTGGATATTGATGAGGGTACAGCAAGGATTACCTTGACTCTTAAAGATAGTTCCGGCAGAAGTGTATTTTCAAGTAATGAGGCATTCATTACATCTTACCCTGCAAAATCTTTCTCTGGTGATTTTACTTATAACACTTGGGAAATTATTCTGCAGTCTACACAATCATACACTGTTGGCGGAAATGGCAGGCCCAGCACTGGCCTTCTAGATAACATCATCAGTGATGCAACTGACTTTGTTAGTGGTTTATTTTAAAGCTAACTACAATCTGAGATAAAATAAATGGCAGCTCCACAATTTTTAAATGTTTTACCGCAAGAAACTCTTAATGTTGATGACGAAGAATATGTTGTCACAGCAATGCCTGCTGAATTTGGTCTTGCTTTTATGCAAAAATACCAGTCAGACATGGATGAAGGTAAACAAGATTATAAAGTTATGAAAGAAGTTATCACTTCGACCGTAACTAAAGATAATAAGATCATCGATGCGAAAAGATTTGATATTATATTTGCCCGTAAATATATGCATGTACAAAAGCTTTATAACGAAGTTATCAAATACAACTTCGCTGATGTTTTTCAAGCGCCCGGTACAGAAGAGTAATAAATAATCCTTCTGTATCCGGGCCTGTAGAAAAAGAGATTGAAAATAAATACTCTCAGAGATGGGAGATTTATAGAATTGCAACTCATGAAAAAGGTGGGTTGGGTATAGCTGCTGACATGAGTACAAAGTATAGTACTAAGCAGCTATATCAGATGTTAGAAACATTAGACGTATACGATACACTCAAGAAACTGGCTCATGATAAAGCCCTAGCAGAAGCTAAGACTAAGAAATAAGGAGAAGACATTTGGAGATTGCTCGCTATACGATAGGAACTTCGATTGTTTTCCCTCGTTCAGAAATTGTTAGGTTTGATGCTCAGTTAAGAATTCTAGAGTCAAAGATAAGAGCTTCTAGCCAGAAAATGAATGCTCTGTTTAATTTAAACCTCTCTAGGTTTAATGTTAATCAGCCAGCGTTAAATAGGGCTTTAGGGAATGCTTTAGATATTGCAAGCGCATCTCTATTCTTCCGAGTAGAGCATTTTGTTGTAGACACCGATGCACTCCGTAGGGCTTTGTTAGCGGCCCAATTAAGAGCACAAGCTGGCCTCCCTCCAATTAACTCCCGAATCAATGGTGGTCCAGGTGGAGGCGCGGGTGGCTTAGGTGGTGGTATTTATGGGGGCCTATCCCGGCTCTATGGTCCAGCACTTGCGCTAGGGTTTGGTGGATATGGCCTGAGTAAGCTCAACCAAAGAAACCAAGAAGTTGTCGCTGCTCAATTGCAAACACAAGCTGTAAGTACGGCTAACGGTGGCACAGCTGAACAGGGTGATCAGTCTTTTGCTTGGCTTAAACAACAAGGTAATAGGGTTGGATTTAACTACCTTGAGGCGGCGCCCAGCTTTAACACATTAACAGCAAACCTACTAGGATCTGGTAGCTCGTTACAAGATTCTAAGAACGTTTTCAAGGGTTTTTCTGAATTCGGCAGAATTAACAAATTATCAGCTGCAAAAATGCAGCTTGTTTTCAAAGCTCTTGGAGATATTGCAGGTAAAGATAAGCTACAAGCACAAGAGCTAACCACTCAATTAGGCAACACTCTCCCCGGGGCGAGAGGTATTTTTGCTCAAGCATATCAAAACCAACTAAAAGCAACGGGTAAGGGTAAAGGAGACCTTACAGGCAGTGCATCTATTGTGGCCCTATTAGATGCGATGAAGAAGGGCGAAGTACATGGTAATATCTTAACTTATGCAGCAGATATTGCATCAGCCAAAGCCCAACCAGGTTTAGAAAAAGCCTCTCAAGCATCTCAAGCTGAACAAGCTCGTTATCAGAATGCTGTAACTGATATGGCTATTGTAGCTTCTAACTCAGGCGTTGAAGAAGGTTTTGCCCGTATCTTTCGTACCCTTACAGCAGGCTTAAGTGAAAGCAATGGTCTAGTGACCACTCTTGCAGAAGGCTTCAATGAAGCTACTAAATGGGCCGATGATTTACTACTTTTCCCTCAATCTTTTGCAAGAGCCTTGGAAGGTAAAGACAGCCTTGTAGCAGACTGGCTTGGTGTAGATAAAACTTCCCAGCTAGTCAAAGATTGGCAAGACATTAAGACCTTATGGGATCAAATGTCAGCTCTTAATCCCAGCAACTTGTTTGGTCAATTTCTCCCTACAATAGAAGCCACCACTCGTGAGCTTGCAATGATTTTAAACCAGCTTGCACAGTTCCAACAATGGAAGACTAATCTCACAGCTTCACCCTCTCAAGATACTGATGTGAGCTTCTGGCAACGTCCAATTACTTCCACTTATCAAACGCTGGGTAGATTCTTTGGTGGTGTTGGTGATGCTGTAGATAGGTCCAAGGACAGAGGCCGGGCGGTATATGATGACCCTAATGCTTTCTTTTATCAGAATCCAGCACTCTATGATGAAAATCAAAAGAACATGGCTATGGATCAGGCTGCTGCGGGGAATGACTATCAACTGAATGGGTCTGGCTCAGTAACTAATCAGTTTGATATTAGTATCAATATAGATCCAGCAACAATGGGAAATATTGATGTTCAGTCCCAAGCTGAAGATTTGATGAACAGATTTAAAATTGAATTGTCTAATGCCTCTGTTAATTTCCCTGTCAAAGAGTAAGGAGCAACACTTATGACGCTAGCCGTTAGATGGGGTGAAGACCTTACAGATGATTTGGGCGGTTTCATCTACTTTGACGCTATTACAGCGTATACACAAAACTTCAAAGGTCAGGTTACCAAGCACCCCATAGCTAATGGTGGGAATGTTTCTGACCACTTTATCAGAGATAATCCAGTAATCACATTATCTGGTGTTATTACTGGAGTAGATATCTCGACTGGTGTTTATCTCATTCAAGATAATAGTGGTATAGAACCTTCAAACACTTTTCCAGCTCCGTCTGCTGTGTCTGTTAACTCAACAGATCAAAGTGTTCTACAAAGGTTTATTCCAGACAGTATCGGACAATTCCTGGGTGACGCTACTCCCAATGTCACTGTAGATGCAAGACGTGCTGATCTTATTGAGCAAATTAGACAAGCTTTGGTGAACCTTGCAACAGGTGATGTTTATAATTCAAATACTGGTCAATTTAGACCTCAAATTCAAATAGTTCGTTTATTTGAATTTGATAAGAACTTGATTCGTAGGATTATAAACAGACTTGTAATCACCAACGTAACTTTCAAAGAAGATGCTAACTCTGGTTATGCTCTTTATTGTGATATTACCTTTGAACAAGTTACCTTTGCAAACCTTAAGAAGACAACCATCCCCAAAGATGTGGTTAACTCTCTTAAAAAGAAAGGTGCTACAAAGGCTGATAAAGGCAAACAAGACAGTACGCCACAGGATATTTCTGGAGGATCTACTGATGCCCCCAAAGATACAGATCCTCTAAGACAAGCTAGGGAGAACTAATGGCTACCAAATACATTTCACTCCCTCTGTTCTCTGATCCCTATTATACATATGCTGTAGCTCTTCAAGATGTGTCCTATAATCTTGAATTTATCTACAATGAGCGTACTCAGCTATACTCACTATCTTTGTATGATCAGAACAATGATCCTATTGTTCTAGGTGAAGCTTTAGTACCAAATTATCCAATATTTAAGGACTATGCAATATTCCCTTTAACTGGATTCTTCTGGATGGAAGAGAGGGCAGATATTATATCAGAGCCATATAAACTTTATCCAGATTCTATTGATCAATATTACAATCTCTTTTATATTTATGATGAGGTGTAGTTATGGACTTGATTCAAAAGAATCGCCAGTATAAATTAATAATTGGCAACTATCAAACTACAAACGCCTTAGAGATTGATGCTCTTCAAGTTACATTTGATATTTCAAAGTCAGTTAACAATAAGAAGAAAACTAACTCAGCCTCTATTGAAGTTTATAATCTTACTGATGATCAACTAAAGATTTTGGATACAGACTTCCCGGCAGCTGTATTCTCAGCGGGTTATGAAGATACTGGTGGTGTCAAAAGACTTTTCTCTGGACAAGTTAATAATGTGACAACCAGAAAGTCCGGCACGGATCGTGTTACTCAGATACAAATGGGTAGCGGTTACACTGAACTAAACCATGAGGTTCTGAGTCAGGTTGTACCTCCCGGTAAGAATGTGCAAGATGCTATTGAAGAACTACGTAAGGCTATTGGTGCTGATCGTGGTGTTTATAATGGTACCAACCTAAACAATCAAATCATCTATGGTTATCCTTTGTCTGGAACACCTAAAGAGATGCTGGATGAGTTATCTGAAAAATATAACTTAAATTGGCAACTTGATGGTGAAGTTCTTTATGTCAATAATAATGACAGAGCTAATACTGAGAACTTCAATCAGGCTTATGTAATTTCTGAGTTTACAGGTATGGTTGAGATTCCTTATCGTACTACCTTGAACAAAGGTAGATCAAAGAAAGATAAGATTAAGAAGCCCGGAGTTCAATTCAAGATTCTTCTTAATCCAGCTATTATTGCTGGTGATATTATCAGACTTGAAGATACTTTGATTACTGGATGGTACAAAGTAGAAGATATCAGACATACTGGTAGCTGGAGAGGGTCACCATGGTATTCGGAAATTAAGGCAACAACACTAGAGAAAGTAGACAGGAAGTAGATTATGGTTCCAGAATTACAAGAATTTGTTATGAGTGCAATCGAATCAGAGAACAATAACAAATACACTTGTATTCCTTGTATTGTTGTTGCTGTCAGAGATGATTTGAACACTCAGATGGTAGATATTCAACCAAGTGTGAACCAGATGTTCAAGGATGGTACTGTTAAAGAACGTCCTGTAATTCAAGGTGTTCCTGTCTCTTTTCAAGTGTCTAAGACTTCTGGGTTCACCTTTCCCATTAATGTAGGGGATACTGGCACAGCTATTTTCTCTATGCGTAGTATCGAAGCATGGAAAGGTGGTAATGGTAGGCCATCAGCACCCACTAACTTCTCTAAGATGGATAAGAGTGATGCCATCTTCATTCCCGGTATTCAACCTCCGGGTAATGCTGTGAACAATCCAGCAAAGCATGTACTTACTCATAGCAGTAAGGACACTGTGATTTTCGGCAACATTGGTGGTGCAGAGGCTGAAGTTCGTATTCGTGCTGATGGTAGTATTGGTATTACAACAAGTAATATGCCCATCATTGTTGAGGGTAGCGATGTGACAATTAATGCTTCTTCAAGTATTAACTTCAACTCACCTTCAATGATTGTAGATGTTTCAGCAACCACTTGGATTGGTAACATCACACATCAAGGTGACTACGCTCAAACAGGTAATTACACTTTGGTTGGTGGTCAAGCTACGTTCAATGGGGTAATTTTTAATACTCACAGACATGCGCCGTCTACAGTACCACCAAGTAATTAAGGAGGTGTGTCATAGATTTTCTACTAAATGAACAACATGATATTGTTTGGCACAACGGACCACTTTTGAAGTCTGATACCACACAACCTTTGATCGATACAGTTAGGCAGAGGTTGCTTATCCTCTTGAAGACGTTCCAAGGTGAGTGGTTCCTCGATACTACTTATGGAGTACCTTGGTATCAAAGTATACTTGGACGTAAGACTACAAAAGATGGTGTAGACCTAATCTTCCAGACAGCTATCTTATCAGAAAATGGAGTTAAGGAAATTACATCCTTCTCATCCACCTTCGTTAAAAGACAATATTCCATGACTTTCTCTGTGAGAGTTAATGATGGTCAGATTACAGCTCCCATCACTATTTAATTAAATTAAGGAAATAAAATGGCGGGTATTTCTGACCAAGGCTTTACAATTAAAAGAATGACAGAGATACTTTCAGACTTACGTGCTGAAGCTACCTCTTTATTTCAAGATTTAGTTGAACCCGGTGATCAGGTCGATACATCCAATAGCTCAGCATTGGGTAGGCTTGTAGCGCTTGTAAGCCCAAGCTTAGCAGACTTATGGGAAGTAGCACAAGCTGATTACCAAGCATTTGATCCTAATTCTGCAACAGGCATTGCTCTAGATAACCTTGTAGCCCTTGGGGGTATTACAAGACAAGAACAGACATACTCTACTGCACAAGTGATCATATCAGGAGATAATGGTACTTTGGTGTCATCAGGTCTGACTGTAGGCAGCTCAATTGACAGTAGTCAGTGGACAATTCTGTCTCCTGTAGCGCTTTCTCCTTCTCAAGCTGTCGGTGTTACGGTTACTCCTCTAGTCGTCTCAGATAGCACAGTTTATAGCATAACTTACACATCTATCAGCACTGCTAATACGATCAATTTCACAAGTGATGCTTCTGCTACAGCTGCTGAGATTGTTGCTGGGTTGAATGCTGTAATTATTGCAAGCCACCCAAGTCTTGTTAGCAGCATTGAAGGTACGTCTCTTAAAATTAGTCGTGTTGATGAATTCTCTGCTGTAACTTTCACCGTAACCCCTAATCTTGGTATTACTAAAGTACAAAAACTTGGTGAGATTCAGAGCAGTGTAGTGGGCGAGGTTAATGCTGAAGCTAATACTTTGAATGTTATTCTTACCCCTCAGCTTGGTTGGGATAACGTTACAAACCCTCAAGCTGCAAGTCCGGGACGTAATCTCGAAACAGATGAAGAACTTCGTCTAAGATTTAGAGAAACTAAATTTGATAGGGCCTCTAATATTCTCGAAGCTCTTTACTCAGCACTTATTAATCTTGAAGGTGTCGAGGAAGTAAGAATTTACGAGAATGACACAGATGTTGTAGATGCGTTTGGTGTACCTGCACACAGCTTTATGCCAATTGTTCTTGGTGGTGTTAGTATTGATATTGCAAACACCATTTGGGAAAACAAGCCAATGGGTATCAGAAGTTATGGTGATACAGTTGTAGTTATCTTTGATACTCAAGGTTTTTCTCATAACATTGGTTTTGAACGTCCTGATCCATTGCCTATATATATTACGATTAATCTTACTACAGACAGTGAATTTCCGGGTACAGGTGTTGATGATATTAAGTCTGCTTTGATTACATACTTTGATAGTAATCTTGGTATTGGCGATGACGTTATTTGGAGCAGATTATTTACACCAATTAACACTGTTAAAGGTCACGAGATTGATAGTTTGTTTATTGGTACATCTCCCAGCCCAACAGGTACTGACAGTATTCCGGTAGCTTTCGACATGATTGCTTCACTATCTTCAGACAATATTATAATCAATACATAAGGGGTGGTACATGGCTATCACGCCTTTTGAACAAATCGATTATCTTTCTGAAGCTCGTGAACGAGTGACGGAGCAGTTCGTAGGAAAGGAAGTTTTTGATAAATATCTTCAACTCCTTATTAATGCTCAAGTAGAAATACAAAAAGTATTTAAAGACCTTATGCAATTAAGAAGTCTTGATACAGCTACTGGAGCCCAACTAGATGTTATTGGTAGAATTGTTGGTCAAGAAAGAATCTTACTGAATGCTGACTTCTACAACTTCTTTGGTTTCCAAGGTGCAATAAAAGCATCTAGTTTTGGTGAGGTGGGTAATCCATCCGTAGGTGGTATGTTCTATGATTTTGGTAAACCACTTGGTGGTAATATCGAACTAGACGACGCTACCTACAGACTCTTCATTAAAGCCAAGATTTTCAAGAACACAACATCATCCACACCAGAAGAATTTCTAGCTGTACTCAACCTTGTTTTCGGGACTGATACAACAGTATTAACAGAAGAGGGAGACGCCTCTATTACTGTATTGTTATCTAGAACCTTGACTGACTTTGAAAGGGCGCTCCTCTTCTACATCAGTAATGAGCCGGGTTACCCATCAAGACTTATTCCAAAGACGGTGGGTGTGAGAATAAACTTTGGTGAGTATGATGGAGACAACTTCTTTGGATTCCAGGGCGTACCTAATGCTAAGGGGTTTGGAGAATTTACAGGAAGCTACGGCTGGGGACTTGGTTACGGCCTCCACTATGGTGACAGCGATTATGCAACAGTGAGTGGTGGGTACTTCGCCTCACTCTATCAAATTTAAGTAAAGGAAAATATAGACATGGCTGAAATCACCAAGCCGTTAGATATTAACAAAATTTGGGCATCTGCTGGCGATGTCTTAGCTCCATCTGATTCAAAAATTGCTACAGGCTGGCAGGTCGAGGTTCCTCCTAGACAATACTTTAATTATATCGACCAAAAACAGGACCAAGCTATTGCACACATCAATCAGCATGGTATTGCTGTTTGGGACAATACTACAGAATATCAGTATAGTCTAAGTGGTACTAAATCTATTTGCATGGGCTCTGACGGCACTATTTATCGCGCAAAACAAGTAAGCGTTAACCAGAACCCAGCCACAGATACAACTGACACCTATTGGGAAATTGCTTTTGCAAACGTCTCTGATTTTTACACACAGACTCAAAGCGATGCAAGATATCTCCAAAAATCTGCAAATCTTTCTGATCTTGTAAACCCTGCAACAGCCCGTACTAATCTTTCTGTATACTCCCAGGCTCAGACCTATACTAAAACAGAAGTTGACGCCAAAACTACAGTTGCAAGTACCGCTCAAGCACAGGCGCAAGCCTCAGATACTGTATTGATATCAGCCTTAAAACTTACACAAGCATTCCAAGGAGCAAATCAGTCTCTTCTGTCTTCAGGCACACAAAAACTTCCTGGTGGGTTGATTTTGAAATGGGGATCTGTTGGTAGTGCCTCTGTTCCTGCAACCTCAACCTTTGATACTCCCTTTCCTAATAATTGCTTCCAAGTAATTGCCACTCATAGTGGTGCAACAGCACAGTCTGCTAACGTGTCGGCAATTACAAACAGTGGCTTTACTTGGTCCCAAACAGGGTCTGTTTTTGGTTTGCGTTATATTGCGGTGGGTAACTAATTATGTCACAACTAATAGCTCCATTTGTTGAAGGTAAGTATGGTTGGAATTATGGAGAGTCTGGTTGGAACTCTGGTATGGATGAAAACCTAGTAAAGTTCTCATTCCTATTTGACAGAAATATTGATGCAATTGTTTCTTCTTTGCCTGCCTCTGTTTCAGGAACAGCCTATTACTTGTCTACAGATAAGCGTGTTTATTTTTCTGTAAACAACACTTATTACTCAAGTCCAGTACCTAAATGGTTCACTTTGATTGTAAAAAGTACAGGACAGACGTACCAGTTCAATGGCACAGACTTGTTGTCTGTTAGCACTGGTACACAAGTTGAGACTCGACTTTCGTCTGTAGAGGGGACTATAAACTCTTTGGGTACTGCTGCATTCCAACCAACCTCAGCTTTTGCTACGAGCGCTCAACTGGATGTTGTTTCAGCTCAAGCAAATAGCTATACTGATACCTTAAGAACTAACCTCTTCTCTACAACAGGTACTAGCCTCGTAGGGCATTCGTACATATCACCAACTAAGATTCTCATTTCTGATATACTAAATGGTCTTACTGTACCAGCTACTGCAAATGGAGCTTTAGGTAATGGTACGGATGAAACATCTTTACTACAAAGTGTAATTTCATTTCTACCATCTGGCGCTACAATTGATGGTCTTGGTAAGACATTTACAGTAACTAAACTGTTACTAAAATCTAATATGAGAATGAGGAATATTAAGCTTGTAACTAAAGCTAATGCCTCGCCTTTTGATTGCCCAATTACTATTGATGGCACGGGAAGTGCAAAAAGTAATATCATATTAGAAGATGTAGAAATTAATGGTAACAGGTCAAATCAAACATCTATTGTAACACCCTCTGCTGAAGATGGTGGCCTTCACGGTATAAGGGTAGTTGGGTTTTGTTCAAACCTTTACTTAAATAGAGTAAAAGTATATGCAGCAGGGTCATACGGTATACTTCTTTTTTCTAGTATTTCTGCTGGACCTACAGATAATACTTTTGTCTTCAACAACATAGTTATTAGAGACAGCTCTTTTAATGGTTGCCGGGCGCATGGTGGTGCCAGTGACAGTACCTTTAATTTCCGCTTTATCAGTGTTGACTTAAAAGATAACGGGAATGATCTAGCTGGTAGTAGTGGGGACCCATTAACCTCGGGTACTCGTGGTGCCCGTAGTGCAGGTAATTTGTATGGCACAGGTTGGGATTTTGAGGGCTATGGACTTGGTTCCGCAGTTGCAGAACTTTACTTGTTAAAGGTTGTTGCTCTGGGTAATGCTCGAAATGGTATTTTGTTCTTTGACCAACTAGACAACCGCCCTGCTGGGTTTGTGGCAAGGCAAAAGATATGGATATCAGATTGCTATTTTGACAAAGGTCTTGATCCAGCTTCAGATGGAACAGCACTTACTTTTTCAAGTACTATTACTTCCAAGACTTTAGCCCCTCTTTATTCACAAGTGTATATAAATAATACCAGACTTGATGGCAGCTTAACGTTGAGGGGGTGTGACAACATTCAAATTAACGGTGAAGTGGTACACAGTACAACAGCTTTTTATAGCCTGTTGGATTATGCCACCAACATTGTTTTGAATGTTACAACCCCAGGAAGCAGTAAATCTGTTAACTCTTCCAACTCAACTTGGGTATCTTCAAAATCTTCTGCGATTTCTGCTGGTAATCCTGTCTTATCTCTGTTGTCCGGTACAGGCACTCTTGGCAGCATCGTTGTTACCCCCATAGGTGGAACAAAAGGTCAATACTACAGATATTCTATATCTGCACAATGGACAGGCTCAGCAGCAGGTTCTCCTTTGTTTAGGATTACTCCAGCAGCTTCCGGTACACTTGCCTATGCTCCTAGATTTGAAATTATCAACTCAAGTACATTAATAGCCGTACCTACAAGTTATGTTACAGCAGTTAACTATGCGAAATTTACAGATCCGGGATCGGTTATGTTTTATATACAAGCTGTTGTTGATGTGGTGGCTTGATGACAAACTATTCAGAAGCTGCAAAGCTCTTGGGTGTAGAGGAGGCAGCCGTAAAGGCTGTCGCTTCTGTCGAGAGTCAAGGATTCATATTTTTTCTTGAATATTTTGATGTAACATGCTATTATTATACCTCAAATTAATTGTGAGGTTTTTATGTGTAAGGTCAGTGAGTGTTTAAAAATAGAAGGAAACAAAGAGAAACTTGTTAAACGGATTTCTCAGCGCACTAAAATTAATCCCGAAACTGGGTGTATTGAGTGGACAGCAAGGTCAAGAACATCTTTTGGCTACGGGCAAATTGGGTTGAAAGATTTTACGGGTCTACGTGTTCACAGGGTTGTTTGGACTATAGCTAACGGGGAAATACCCGAAAACCTGTTGATTATGCACTCTTGTGATAACCCACTTTGTTGTAATTTAGAACACCTTTCTCTAGGCACTCATAAAGATAATACTGCCGATATGTGGACTAAAGGGCGTCAATCAGAGCCACCAATCCACAAAGGTTTAGAGGAATATAGAGAACGAAACCCCGGAAAATTTCGTGGTGAAGAAAATGCTACATCTAAACTAAAAGAATTTCAGGTTTTAGAAATTCTTACTTCCCCAAAAAGCCCTAAGTATTTTTGCGAAAAATTCAATATTTCTAAGCATACTATTTCTTTAATCAGAAAACGAAAAATATGGAAACATGTTGAGGTTCCTAGTGAATATTAGTCAAAAAGGCATTAGCCTAATTAAAAGTTTTGAAGGTTTGTCTCTTAAAGCTTATAAAGACTCTGTTGGTGTTGTGACAATTGGCTATGGTTCCACTGGTCCTCATGTTTCAATGGGACAAACCATCACTGAGACTCAAGCAGAGTCTTTGCTGAAAAGTGACCTTTCAAGATTTGAAACGGCGGTCGGCGGTCTAGTCACTGTCGCCCTTAATCAAAATCAATTTGATGCTTTAGTTAGCTTTAGCTTCAACCTTGGCTTAGGTAATCTCAAATCCTCGACTCTACTGCGAAAACTGAACTCTCTGGATTATTCAGGTGCAGCTAAAGAGTTTGAAAGATGGAACAAAGCAGGCGGTAAAGTTTTTGCTGGACTAACCCGTAGACGAATTGCAGAGAGGGATTTGTTTCTCTCCTAGGCACGCATAATGACAGATGTAAAGAATGAAACAGTTCCACTAACAGTAGATACACAAACAGAAGCTACAATCACTTCTACAGTTTCTTCAACCCCTAAGAAACTGGAGATAGTAAGTAACTGGCGTAAGGTTCTACTTACGTGGAGTTTTTGGCTTCATATGGGCTCTGTGATCCTAACCTTCATTGACCAGCTATTGCCGTTCCTAGGTTTGCTTGAGCCAACCATGACAACTCAAACCTACGCCTTACTTATGTTTAGTTTCAACGGACTAGGTTTATTTGCAAGGTTTATCAAGCAACGCAAGTTGTGGGAATATAATCCAGAGGATAAGGAAAATGTTCAGTAACCTATTCTCTGGTGCTGCTCTGTACATCATCCTAGCCTTGTTAGCTTCAACAGTAGGGTTTGGCTATCTTTCGTATAGTTTGAGCAACGACAAGGCTGTAGCAGTAGCTCAGCTTAAGACAGCCAATGAAACGGCTGAAGGATATAAAAACTCCCTCAACTTAAAGGATTCTTCCTGTAAGATTGATGACACTTCAGTGGTTGAAGTTGAAACAGACAAGAAAGACCTTCAAAGTAAAGTTGATGCTGTATCTGACAAATTTGATAAGCTAAAGATTATTACGGCTACTAAGCCTTCAGTCAAACAAGAGATAATTAATCATGAAACTAATGTCTTGCCTGATGATGGGATTCTTAGTCCTAACATTACAAGCTTGCTCAATGAAGGGTGGTGCAATGCCTTCCCCTCAGATAACGTATGTCGGACCAAGTGACGCATTGTTGATGAGACCCTGCAAAGCTACTCCGGCTGGCGAGAGCCTTATTGACCTAGCCAAAGCTCAGAATAAGAATGTGTCATGTATCAGTATGTATCAGAAACAGTTAGACGCAATCAAGAAGAATAGAGACGCCCAAAAGGAATTGTATAATGTCCGATGATGCAGCTAACAGTAGAATCACTGCTATATGGGAGAGGTTTGCGATAGGTCTACTCTCTGTGGTGATGGCTCTAGGGTTAATGGTGATCCAAGACCTGCGTACACAGGTTAAGGAGACAGAAAGCCGTGTCTTGTTCCTTTACACGGACAAGGTCAGTAACCAGCAGCTCAAGGACACAGAGCAGCGATTAGTGACTAACATCGAAGGTATGCGTTCAGACCTTCTTGCAAGGCTAGACTTGTATTTTGGGAAGTTAACAAAACAAAAATAATTAGGAGGTCCAATGGTTTGGAAGATATTGGATCGTGCTGGGACATTAGCATATCTATTACTGTCGACAATACTAATAACAATACTAATGTCCAATTCCAGTGAGAATGCTGGTGTTAACAACTTCTCACAAAAACTAGACTTAGTAAAAGAAGAGATACTTAAAGTTGTAGTTAATAACACTACGTATCTTGAAGGAAGAATAAACAATGTATCAGAAAGACAAGATAACTACCAAGTCACAACTGATCAGCGTGTTTATGTGTTGGAACAAAGAATTAAAGAATTGCAAAACAACAATAAAAGTAGTCAGAAAATGATTCAGAATAATATCCAGACTTTGACTAACTAGAAAGAATAAAAATAAGCACTGCCCTAGCAGACATTTGAGGTTACGCCATTAACCTTATCTCAGAACTTTGCCCCGCGTCCGAAAGGATAGCGGGGATTTTTATCGTCTTAAGTATAATCTTTAGAATCCTCATCTTGCCCCCCTTACTCTAAAACCACCTAAACTAGGTGCCCAATCACAACCTGTAATATGACGAAGCTCTTTAACTTTCAGTTCGTTAGCTTCATAATCTTTCTTACACACCCATTTGATAAAATTCTCGTCACTCACTTTTCAACTCCTCAAATTTGCTGGTAAATGTATTATAATCCCTATAGAACCAGGCCGTAAAGAACTCTTTTGTAACGGATGTGTCTCCTACAAACCATCTACTATTCCAACTGTATGTGTGCATACTCATAGCATCAGCAATGTCTGTATCAGAACCACCTTTCACATATACACCACAGCCACCATCTTCAAAATCAAATATCTCGACTTCTGTAACACCATGTACAGCTAGCAATTGATCATACATTGAAGTTTTGGGTTCTTTTAACCACTCTTGTTGACTCATTTTATTGTCCTTGTCCATGTTGATAGAAGTATTTAACATCACCTGTGTTGATGTAATGCCTAACAGCTTCAAGCGCTTCTGATACATACAGCTTATACCTAGAATTAACAAAATACCGCATATCTTCACCTAGGATAGAATTGAACGCATCTTCAGTGTATGTAGTATGAGAGAAAGATCCTGTCTTGTGGGTCCATAATTTCTCTGGCAGAATCATACCTTTCAAACCAGAGAGGCTTAGGTTTTGGTTTAAACGTAAACATATCATTCCTCCAAATTAGTAACTTTGACACTACTCTCGAAAGTCTTTTCTAAATCCTTCAGACTCTTATTAATCACTTGTTGCTTTTGTTCAATTACACTCACACCACCTTCAAGCTGAGACTTCTTCCAGTCTAAATACAAGTAACCACCTAGTAGCACTGTGGCTAAGAGGAAGAGTGTGGCTGCAATGTCTACGAGAGGGCCTTTCATGGTTCAATCTCCTCAAGCTCATCAGAATAAGCCAGCCACAAATAACCGTTCACACACTCAGTGATGTATGTATTAGGTCTGTCTAGGCACTTTATCCAAACTTTCATACCGTGCCTTTTATGCCAATAAGATTTACCCAATTCAAAATTCATTTTATTTCTCCTCAATCCCACCAAGACAGAAGCTTACGCTCCATTAACTTACAAGCCAATTTTAGATCATCCTTACGCTGTTGTCCTGTTAATTTGTAGAATTGTCGGGGATTTCTGTAGCTTGGGAGCGTATTAGGTTTGTTGGCTAGGCTACGGCACCAGAACTCTCCTTCTCCAGTAAATTCTACCTTATCTTCTGTGTAATTATCATCTCGTACACGCTCAAGAACATGAGCAAATACTTTCAATTCTTGAGCCACCTTCAAATGCCCAACGTGATGACCATATTTCTCTTGAACCTCTGACATATCCTTAGCAGACATAACCATGAAATTCATCATTCCTGAATAATCCCATGAGCGATAGTTCCAAAGACACTTACGGAATAGCCATAAATTCTTGAAGAACTTCCAAATTGTTGCTGTACGGATATTGAACCATACATCAGGAATAAACATTACAACATTCTGTGCTTTATTAATTCCTTCAGTGGTGATCCAATTAATGATTGGGGATTTCTCAGCAGATTCCTTCTTATATTTAGCCCAATCCTGTGCGGACAGGGCATAATGGTTCTCTAGTCCGAATTTAGTACGGATGTATTTGGAGAATCGGCTAAGACTCCAGTACTGGTAACGTTGACGATACATTTTATCTCTCCCAATAAAAATACCCCGCACAATGCGGGGTTTAATTGTTAACTTAATTTATACATCTCGTAAGCCGGTGTAAAGCTTCCTCCTAAGTTTGCTTTGGCATACTCAACAATGCTACGCTCAAAAAATGATCCAAATGTTTTACCCATCATTGCGTCAATCCATGGGAGTGGGTTCTCTTTAACATTCCAGTTCTTCTTAAACCCTAACTGTTGAAGACGATAGTCAGCTACGTAACGAACATATTTTTTAACATCCTCTTTTAATAGGTTGCTAACACCGCCCATTTTAAAAATTCGATCAACAAAGGCATCCTCCAACTTTACAAGTTCGCGTGCAGAAGAATAAATATCTTTCTTGAACTCATCATTTACAATTCTAGGATGTTCATCTAGAAAGATACGAAACAATGCAGTGTTGCCTTCTACGTGAATTGATTCGTCAACCATACTCCACCGAACAATATCACACATTCCAGGCAGCTTACCAAGACGGTCAAAGTTTAGCAAGATGGCGAAAGATGCAAACAAACTCACGCCCTCCATCATCGTCTGTTTGGCCAGATACTTAGCAAAGTCTGTATGACTTTTACCAATACTCTCAATCATGTATTCATGCTTTTCTTTCATCTCTATATAATCAAGAAACTCGTGATAAAAACTTTCCCCAAAACCCATCGTATCAGAGAACAGTGCATACGCCCGGATGTGCGTACCCTCCCTAGCAGCAAAGCTCCCTAACATAGAACGTGCTTCATTGTTCTTAATGTAGGGAATGATCTTATCGTAATAGCCTTGGCCCACATTTACATCCGACTGAGTGAACAGGCGAAAGATGTTAGAAGTGAGGTTCTTCTCTTCAGGTAGAATCTTACCGTTCTTCCACTGCTCAACATCGGTGTTCAACTTAGCTTCATGTTCATACCAATGCACCTTTTCATGCTTGATATTTATATCGACTAAGCTGTGGTATTTTGGCGAATAAATCTCGCTGTATTCTGTGAGGCTCATTTGTGCTCCTTAATTAATTTCAACCGCTGCAAGCTGCACATTCCTCACCAACTTCTGGTGTCCAGTCTGTGATAGCCTTACGCTCAATTTCCTTAGCAACGTCTGCGTTGATGCCCCGTTCCATACGAGCATAGTACATACTCTTGGAGTAAGGTGCAAGCAAAAACTTCAAATGTACGGAGTTAAAGTAGCTACGATCACAACCAGCAGGGTAGAATGTATTCAAACTCTGGCTCTGACATACATACTGCGCTCGTGCATCTGATTGTTCGATAATCCAGTGCTGGTCAATCTCTGCCCCTGTCTTAAAAACAAGCTTATCTTTTTCTTCCATAAACTCTAGGTTTTGAACGCTGCCATTATCTTTGGCAATAAACTTTTCTTGATCGTCAACCCAGCTTGCCACTTTGTCTTCTGCAATACCCAGCTTGCTTGCATACTCTGTCAGCTTAGCTGTCAAGTGTGGATTCTTAACTGTAAATGTACCTGCACGAGTTGAGTGACTGTATACGTTACCACTCACAGGCTCAATACTAGGACTTTCACCAAGAATTACTGCGTTATTACTATTAGGTGCAATAGCCATCAATGCAGAGTTACGAAGACCTGAGCCAAGCATATCAGATGGTTCACCACGTTCTTTTGCAAGCTTCTTGCTTTCACTCAGAGCTTTTTCTTTAATCAGCTTGTAAATCTTATGTGTCTCTTGGATAGCACTCCCAAAACCGCCACCTTCCATTGGAATACCTTTGGACTGTAGGTAGTAGTGCCAAGAAAGCGTCCCAATTCCGATGGCTCGCTCCATCTTAGCCGAGTAAATCGCTTTATTAAGCTCTTCTGGTGCATTGTCAATAAAGTATTGAAGTACATTATCCAGAAACCGAGTCAAGTCTTCTACAAGGTTAGTATCTTTCCAAGCATCAAATTTAGCCAAGTTAAGGCTGCTTAAGCAGCAAACAAAAGTCCGGTCTTCATTTGTAGGGAGCGTCACTTCAATACAGATGTTGCTTCCCTTAATTTCTAAACCTTTATCTTTCTGTGTTTGTGGTAGAGCACGGTTTGCAGTGTCAATTTTAAAGATGTAGGGTTCGCCTTGCAAAGCGCGGGCTTCAAGAATCTCTTCCCAAATAGCACGGGCCTTTACAACTTGCTTGATATCGCCTGTGTGTGGACACACCAATTCAAAGTCTTCATCGTCAACAACAGCTTGTGTAAATTTATCTGTCACGTTTACGGCATGGTGAAACTGAACTCGGTTGTCGGCCTTACGAGCGGAGTCACCACCACTTGGGATTCGGAACTTGATATGCTCCATAATATCTGGGTGGCTTACATCCATATAGTAAGCACAAGCACCACGACGGGTCTTGCCTTGCTTGTAGTAACCAATGATAGCGTCCATGGTTTTCATATATGGGATAGGACCGGGTGCCTTGTCTGTAGTTGCCCGAATACTGTTATGAAGACCTACACCGCCACCAGCAACAGACAAGGCAGCAAGTTCAACATTAGCTTTCATTTGCCCTTTAATGCTGTCAGGAACTTCTAGAGCGAAGCAACTGATAGGCATTGCTGTTGAATTCTCACCATCCCACATCCACTTTTGATTCCACTCGGTATTGTCACCAAACACATTACCTACATAATTCCACTTACCAACTGGTGCGTTACTAAGCACTGGGCTGGCGAACATGAACCAGCCTTTGTGGGCAGCTTCGTAAATCCGTTGTGCTAGATCATAATCCCCATAACAGAAAGCTTCTGAAGCTCGTGCAAGCGCATCATTAAACGTTTCACCTTTTTCAAGATAAAAGCCATCAAGTAGTGCGTTAGAGAAATCATTAATATATTCTGGTTGGTGTTCAAACTTTGTAATACTCAAAACTTACTCCTTATTAATTATCTGACTGGATTCCGTGTTTCTGAGCATAGTCTAGCGAATCACCCGTTGACCACATCTTGCTCATATTCTTGAGGTCAATACGTAGGTCTAAACTAGAGTGCTCCACAACGTTATTCCACGTCGCATTACCACTACTAAGCCATTCATGTGAACTAAGTTCGTGACCTTGGTACATCAAACAGTTCACTACTTTGCCTTGAAGATTACGGTGCTGACAGACAACTTCCTCAACTCCCATAGACACGTCAAAACCATTTTGTTCAAGAATCTTATAGATGGTTTGTTTATCGTCCTTACCGAAAGCTTCAGCAAAGTTATCAACAAGCATCAAATCACTAAGTGACAGATTAAATCCAATACTCATACTTCTACCCCATCTGCCAAATCTTGCTGAAAATACTCAAACGCGCTAATGTCTTCACTGAGAGCTAATTCAATATCCTCAATAGTATCAACAATGTAACGGGCTGACTCACTAATACTCATTCCAAGACGAACCATGTACAGATTCTGTAGTTCTTGAATGAAGTTGGAAATTGTGTAATCAAAGTCTTTCATTTTATTTCTCCCGATTAAAAGCTTTACGCGCATCGTCTGTACGAGATAGGATTGGTGCTGCCAATGAACGAACAGATGTCAAGAATTGACGCAGGTCTTTTTCATAAGGCTTTAAGTAATGTTGACCACATTGTTCATAGAACATCTTAATGAAAGCATCGTCACCATACCCCGCTAAAGCATCCAAGGCACGAAGCTCTCCTTCTGTAACTGTAAACTGGATTGTTACTTCAACTTTAGGAATCTCAACAAGTTGTGCCATTTATTTCTCCATAACTTCTTTAAGGAAGGGGAAGTATTTTACCACTTCTTCTTTACATTTGATAGCTACATCTTGATGTTCTAATTGTGTTCCGTTGGCTTTGCGTAGGGAACAATAGTGTAGCCAGCTACGAACACTGCCATTCATGTACATCTTACTCATTGTCAAACCTTCTGGAAGGATAACACGAGCAACCTCTTTTGCCAAACCATTATCTAAAGCCCATTTGTAAACTTCTTTTGTCTTTTCTAAAAGCTCTTCTTGTTTGTATTGCCACAGGTTCTGAGCATAAAGATTATCTTCTGGTAGACTATTTTGTCGATTCTTTGGGTCTTGTTTACGAGCTTCTCGGATAATAAAGTCTGTACTTTCTGCATACCGCTGGCTGAACTCTTGGAAACTAAAGCTGCGATGGCGAAGAATTTGTCGTGCAATATCCCGTGGAGCTTCAATCTCCATTGTAATGTTACAGGTTTCAAATACTGAATAGTGTTGGTGTTCTACGCAATACTTCAGAAGCTTTGCTGCTGTATCAAAGTTACTTTGGTTCTGTGGTGCGCTTACTCGTGCTGCGTATGAGATAATACCTTCACTATCTGGAATATCCTCTACAACAGGTTGTGTCACCCCAATTACACGGCACTTAATAAAATCAAACATCCCCACTCTCCTCCAATTCTTCCAAACACTCTTCCCAACTCAACGGAAGATCTTTATAAAGTTCCCAAGCTAACCCTGTAGCAACTAATTCATTATAATATTCTTTTGTTCTTACGTCAACCTTCCAATTCATTGTGGGCTTAGTCATTGCATCTCCTTTGGGATAAACTTATCCAATTCTACAGCAACAAATCCTACAGGTTTAGCAATCTTACCATCTTGACGACGAACAGTGTAGAAAGAAAGATTATTCAAAACAGAAGTTTCAATATAATACTCTTTATCATCACGTTCTTCAAGTTTCTCTTTAGCTTCACACGCTTCGTAGAAAGAATTGAAAATCTTATTTTGATTGTTGTCAATGATTTGTTGAATGCCGCCCTCTACATCAAACCCAGCTTTCTCAAGCATATCAAGAAGTTTAGACAGGATAACGAAGACATCAACTGCACCATCCAACAACTCAGTCATATCTCCATACTTGATTGCATCGACTGTTTCTTGTGTCTCTTCAAGCAACAGAGCAGTCTGTAGGGTTACTGCACTCTCCCAATCAATCGTCCCAAACTCATGATCTTTTACACCAGCTTTCTTGTTCCAATCAATGATTTGATTGTAGTAGTCTTGCAAGTTGTTCACGCTTTCTCCTTAATTCAACGCTTCAAATACTGATTTCATAACTTCAATTGTATCATTAAAGTTTTCAATTGTAGCTTCATAATCCTCTTCTTCCATATCGAAGTAAGTATCCTTGAACAATTCTTTCTCAAACTCAACGAAGCTTACCAATTCTTCAGCTCGTTGTTTACTAATATTGATTACGCTCATCACCTTCTCCTTAATTTAAATATTGATCACAGAAATCTTCCACACTGAAGCTTTCCCAATCATCAATCACATAACCAACACCACACGTTTCATTCTGTGAATAAGGTGTCTTGTAAAACACCCTCTTATGCTGATCAAATCCTTGAAGATTATCCAAGCGATCATCTATCATAGCGCATACTGAGTTATTCATCAAGAACTTTTCTTTAGTTGCTATGTATCCCTTGAGAAATGGGAAGTGATCCTTAAGCCAATAGTATTTCTCTTTATTGTGCTTACCTTTAATTGCTGAGATAAACACAATATCAAAGTAAGTACTCAATTGTTCAAGTTTCTCTACAGAGCCTTTCAGTGGCTGAAACTGTGAGTATTCAAGAGAGCGCCAGTATTCAAATGGATCTTGTTCACGAGGAAAATACTTACTCAGATCATAATGCCTTTTACTACCATAGACAGAGTAAGGCAAGACATCCTCTCGTTTAGATCGTTGAACTAACCAATCTAGCCATCCAACATCACTTGGACATACTGTTAGGTCAACATCTACACCAATAATACGGCTCATTTAATACGCCCTGTCAACACAAGCTCAAGCTCAGCCAATACGTTGAAAGCTGTATGAGCCAGATGAACAATATTACTCTCTTCATCAGTCCGCTCAATAGCCGGTACACCTTGAGCTTTCTGAATAAACCCCTTCACTCGATGACGACTAGCAGCAGCAGAGAATTCGGTTTCAGCATTAGGAAGGCTCTTGAAGTCATTAGGTTTATACCCTTTATTCTCCTCAGCCCAACCCATTACTTTAGCAATCTCTAGAATAGCGTTAGGGAAGCCCTCATCGAAGAGTTGCATCTTTACCTTACCAACTTTACGTTCTTCTAGGACAGGACGTTGGATATTTGATTCGGAATCTACATGTTCCTTAGTCTTGATTAGAATGAAACGATCAACGTCCCAACCATTCGCACCTTTAATGTTCCCACCATTATTTTGTGGGTAATCCTTGAGTGCTACATAGCGAAAGTTATCATCTACAAAATAGTCATAAACTTCCCATTTGGAACCTTCTGGAAGTGATTCCCCATTTCCCCTCACTACCTGTACCCAATCTCCCTCTTTATAATCAATCATCAACACTCTCCTCATTCTGTTTAGCAATATTCTTCAATTTCTGTATTTGGTCGAGCATGTTCTCTTGTTGCTGGCGGAGATTATGAACTTGCTTGCTAAGGTTGTCAACAGTTAATTCTAGAATTTCAATTGTCTTGTACAGTTTGTAGTCGATCATTACTCCCTCCCATCTTTAAGATATCCAAAATACTTCATTTCAGCCGCTTGTCTTGCCGCATAGGCGGCTTCAACAGTTTTAAAGTATCCGAGCTTGATAAATTTCTTATCTACAGTAATGTAAGCCTCCCAAGAGTCTCTTGCAGAATAGTAACTAACTCCTGTATAGCCTGATGTGTTGAGATTACTCTTTCTACGATTGTATTGTTGTGTAGATTTATCAACCCACCTACAATTGTCTTTACAGTAAGGACCATTAACATCCGTCCTGTCTAATTCCAGATTATCGGAATAACCTTCTTGCATGTCACCCCAAAACCCTTCAAAAGACTCCCAAGATTCACAGTATGTAATACCCCTTGGTCCATAATCTTTGAAATCATCAGAGTTACATCTATTTTTCATTGAACCCCAAATACGATGAGGGCGTGTATTACTCATTCCATGTGTTCTCGGGAGATTCTTAATTTCTTCATAGTAACAGCCGCAGGAAGTGGAGTCTCCATTCTTCAACAAAAATCCTAGTACTGCACGTTCAGTACCACAATCACACAAACAATTCCAACTTGCATTTTTACCAACCAAACCTGCATAAGATAGGACGTTCCATCGTCCAAATGCAAGTCCTTCTAGTTTTGATCTTACCGGCATATCACCCTCTACACAATATTAGCTAACAAGCTTTGGCGTTTTTCTTTGCTCAATAGGTTTGTTTTACCTCGACGGAACTGACCTGTTTGAACATTACGATAACATTGATATTTGGCGCTGTTGGAAAATACAAAACCATCCTCCACCCAAACATTTTGTTCTTCTACTTCATCGTTATGAACAGAGAAATTAGGAAGTTTAGTGTCCCAAACACACAATTTCTCGTACAACTCTTGAAGAGACAAAACATCAAGCTTGTTGTATTCTTCAATTTCCTCAAAAGCTTCAATATTACCCAGCAAACATTGGCGCCACAATTCATAACCAGCAAACTTACCGTGCGTACTCTTCTTGTACTTAGTACAGAGAAGATCTGTCATATATTCAAGTTTGTGGCTAGTGAAAGCAAACGAGCGCTTAGACTGTTCCAATGTATCAATCTGGCGATAAGGCGATGGCGGCGGAAATCCATGCTCAATGAATTTCGCGTTAATTTTCTTAGTATCAAATCGTTTACTATTCTGACCAACAATATAATGAGCTTCGTTCATCAAAGTCCAGATTGTTTTAAGAATCTCTTTATCATCATACATGTCTACAGCATTACGCTTGTCCATGTAAAACAATTCGTCCGAGTCCCCCCACTTTGCACAAAAACTTAACAAAAACCAGTCACGCTCAATCTGATTCAAGGAGAAGTTTTGATCAAACAACCTCCAACCCGCCAAGCTGAGACTGGAAGTTTCAATGTCAATAAATAACACTCGTGGTCCCGATTTTACATTTTCATTTGAAACTTCATCATTGGCAAACATCTTTTTTACTGTAGACAAATAATCATTAATTGTTGATTTACCTTTACCAAGAATTCGTCCAATAGTTCGACTAGACAAACCTTGCTCTTTTAGTTTTAAAGCTTCTTCATGCCAATTACTCAAACCAATTCCCCTCAATTATTCAAATGAAATTCATGACGCTTACGTAGATCCACATACAACTTGAATAGATCCTTATTCATAACCGTCAAGCTCTCTACAACTTCGTACTTATCTCTAACAGACAATGTATTAAACTCATCTAACACTTCATCAAGCTTATTATGGAAGTCTGTAATGATTTCCTGTGGTTCTCTGTTAGATGCAGCAGCTTGTACAACCTTCTTAGGAAATAACTCTCTGACGTCTCCCATCACAAACCTCCAAGATACTTAATGGCAATATCCTTGTATTGTTCGTCCGTAAGCTCTTTAATTTGAGACGTCTTGACACCATCGTATTGCATATCATGCCACTTGGCGCCGCTTCCGTCTACAAACTTGATGACATAAACAAGATCAACTTCATCCCAACAGACGATACGACAGATAGCCTCAGTCTCAGCATCAACTACGAACTTACCTATATTACTCATAACTAAAACCCAAACACAGAAGTGTCAATACAAGTGAGCCACACATAAAAGAATGTATAGTATTGAACCAGAGTATTGATAACCAGATAATGCCCATCAAAGTTATCAATCTGTGACATTGATAGAGTAATGTTATCTTTAAGTGACATTATTTGAACTCCCGATCAAATTCTTCGTTAGTTGATAGAGACACACGCCTTACATATTCTTCGAGTTTGGTTGCATCTACATCATTGCAATTTACAAAATCACTGTTGATAATGTAAGGTTTTTGTTGTTCAAGAAGTAGCTCAAGAATCTTATCAACCTTTGCAGTCAATGAACCAATTTGAATACTTAGTTCTGTGTAAACTTCATTCTTTTTCATTCGATTCTTTCCATTTATTGGTTAGAAGATACCAATCTGTACCACGCGTCTTATCCCAAACCGATAACACTCCTTTACTAAAAGTCTGTACATCCACTTGAGTATGGTTGCCTAGTGAACCTGATACTAGAAGTGCAATTACACTTCGGATTGCTTCGTCAAAATCACCTTCAATTTTCTTGCTCATTGTATTTCTCCTGTCCTAAAACATTACGAATTTGATTTCGTCTGACTTCTTCATTAGATCCTGCCTTGACACCTCTATCCTTCAACCACTTTTTTTGCTGTGCTGCTGACAAGTTGATGATCTTGATCACGCCTTTCTCTTTCTCAGCTTGTTCGAAGGTCAGTCCATGAGCATCCATGTAGGTTTTCACAGAGTGGCAATCCAAACATAGGCGTTGTAAACCATCATAGCCCACCATCAAGATACTGTCAAAATAATTTTCAAAATCTGACTTCTCAGTGAAGGTATTGTGTCCATCTATGTGATCTATCTGAATATCGGCAATCTTAAACCACTCTTTACAAATCTCGCATTGACATTTCCACTTCCTACGGTTTGTGTCATCCATGTCAGGGACAATGCCAAGCTCTAGATAAGAAAGCTTTGTAGGACTAGACATCCAAGATTTACGGATAGCTCCACGAACAACAGTGAGCATCTTGTACTCAATTGACTTTCCTGTCTCCCTATCAATTTGTTTCAGGAGTTTTTCTAGATTAGCTTTACGTTTGGCAATATCAGCTTGAGTTGGAAGTGTCATTTAAGATTCCCAATCATTCTTCAAACACAGGCTTAAAAGCTTTCGTCTTATACTTAGTCACATAGTGCTGAGGAATTACAACCTCCGGAACAAGCTCTTGATACTCCTCTACCTTCTCATAAGTTGTGTCGTCCCAATCAGTTCCATCACTGTCACTCCACATCCCGTTACGTGTAATACGTACACCTAGGAAGTCACTTGCATCCACTTCACCATCAACTGTTGCAAGATTTTTAACATCTTCCTCATCAATGGTGTGAGTTACTGTGCAACAGAAAGAAGAGTATTTACGATGTTCTTTCTCAAACTCACCAACTTCTGATACGTAGTCTAGCAGTTCATCTTCAGTAATCTTTTTCATACTTCAATCTCCATTGCTTTTAAAAAGTCTCTGACATGCCCAACATCTTTAGTTACATCAGTACGCATCCTAAGAAGCCTAAATTGCTCATTCAAATGATCCAGCCAATCTCTTTCGGACTCTTCACCACGGAAGGAAGTGAAGGCTTGTTTTTCTTCACCGTAATGGCCTTTGTATGCGGCAATAACACGTTCAAAAACATCTTTAGGTGTCTGTGCTGATGCTAGCATCCCTCTTGCGGTAGTCTCCCCAATACCTTTAGTTTTACGCAGAGAATAGTCTTTATACATTTGATCAGGTAGCGCAGGAAGGCCAGGAACTGAGTCGATTGTATCACCTTTCAGATGTTGTACAGCCAGATTCTTAATAGCCTCAAGTGGTGTGATTGGAACAAGACCAAGTTCTGGTTTATCAAAGTTGTACCACAGACATGGAAACTGTGAGATATCTTTATCAATGTAACAAGCTACAGCATCCAGATTCTCATGTTTACGTTTAGCTTTGATCCAAGCTTTCCAAACTTCTTGTGTTACAATCTCATCAGTTTCAACGCCATCAACAATGATAATCTTATCTTTATATTTCCAGAGCATGTAATCTTTGACAACTTCATACAGCAAAGGTTTTACAGGACGTTCATTTTTATAGGGTTGAGTCTGTGCAATATCATAACGAAAGTTCTTTCCCGTACCAAAGCAAATCTTGAAGTCTTTACACCAATCTTGTCTAGTGATTGCTTCAATCTTATTCTTGAATCTTCCCTTAACAACAGTCTCTGCTGTAATTACAGTTCCATCTTCTGTGTATGCATCAACAATCTTTGTGACAATTGGTGTGATTTCAAATGCATTTGGTGATACTTTTACTTCACGACTCTCATTAAGAGTAGAAAGCCAGCCACCTTCTTTCTTTTTAAAATGTCCAAAGAAAGCTGTTTGATTGGGGAAAACTTTATTCCAGTTAGTTTCTTTGTGTGTGACTAGAACACTTGTCTCTTGTCCGGCTAAAGCTGCGTGTATAATTAATGTGTCAACGTCGATAATCGCTGTGTATTGTTTATCACTCACTTATTTCTCCCATCTAAACAAAAGCCCCGTTACCGAGGCCATGTTATTAAATCTTATTTTGAATACAAATCTTGAATCTCTTGCAGCTTACTAAATTCTTAGCTTTGGCTTTTGCTGCCTTCATAATATCTGCAACATCAGCTTTAGGGAAACCATCAGTATTATATTCTTTTTCATAGGTGAATTCTGATTTCAACTCTTTCAGATCCTCTTGCAGAACCAAGATTTCTTGTTCTAGTTGATATGCTCGATCATATAGGGCTTGTTTCTCTTTCATGTAATTCTCCTTAAAATTAAAGTGCTTGGATAGCTTTGAAAATTAACTTCTTAGCTTGACTTGGTGCTTGTGCAAGTTTCTTGTCAATCAGGGCATCTGTAAGATCGTACTCCCAACCAGAATTACCAAATGGACGCTTACCACTAAAGCCTTCATCTTCGTCCCATAATGTGAACAGAAGTGCTTTAAGATATCCTTTTACTGTGTCTGCGCCAGAATCGTTTTCCTCTAGTGGACAATTCAATACAGCTTGAATATCTACTGTCATAAATCTCTCCTTAAATAATTGGCACAATCCCTGTGCCTTGTTTTGTCTTAGATAATCATCAACAGACGATCACTGATACGCATGAAAGGCAAATCTTCCTCGAAAGAAGTATCTACATCATTTTTCTGTGGAACTGGGTTTGCTTTCTTAGGCGCTACAGTGGCTTCCTCTTCAGCAGGCTTAGCCTCTACCTTCTTCACCTTATAGCTAACACCAAGAACATCGTCATCCACAGAATCAGACGAACCTTTACCTTCATAAGCTACGTGCTCAATCACTTGAACAGTGTCCAGAGTAACAGTCAGTTGACCGTCCTGATTCTTGTACCCAAAAAGCTTCAGATTAACAACAGAGCCATTACCCACGTTCTCAGTGAATGCATTACCTTCTGTATCAATCACGTTAACGTTCATTACCAAGCCCCTCTTTGAGAACTCGGGCTTGGTAATGTTAAAGCCCCACAGACCATCCACCAGATCATAATTAGCTTTGCCTTCTTCCACTTGTGAAGATAAGGCGTATTTGATTTTTCGAGGTGGCTTACTGGTTTTGGTGATACCTACTTGGGAGAAGGACTTGTTAACCATCACTTCATCTAGCAAACGATCCTTAGCCTCTTCATCCACAAAGACCGTAGCACTGAACTCTTTGTCCACGCTTTGATATTTAAGCTTTGGTTCATGTACTGCCGCATAGTAAACTACAGCATTTTTGATATAGACGTTAGCTGTCTCTAGCGTGCCAGATTTAGGCAAGTCACGTACAATTACTTCAGTTTTGTTAGTCATTTATTTCTCTCTATCAGTTGTGTATTTTATATGTTCACAATATTGTGAGGTATTATCTACGTTTCCGTAAATTCTTTTACATAAACCCTACAGCAATCCAACCAAACAATAGGGCTACAGCGGGAAGGAGAATCCAGACAATAATACTGCTTGTCCAATCTTCTTTATCCTTATTCTCTTTGACTCCACGATTACTCAGAATCAAACCTGTTACAAGTGTAAAGCCGTATGCATGAGCAATACTCAGAGATTTAACACCAAGAGGTACAATAAACCAACCCCAAAGAATTGTCAACACCCAAGCATTGTAGATACACAGTAGAGTAAATCCTACAACGCAGCCAATAACCAACCCTAGTATTGAAAGTGCTTTCAATTATTTCCCCTTAATTAATGTTTCGTTGGTTTCTTCCCAACAGAAATATCTACAATCTCCGTCTGAGCGTCTTCCCGTTGAAGAGCATCTTCGACATCCCCAAGTCCACCAAAGATATCCATCAGAGAATCTTTTAGTTGTTTACTTTGCAGACTACGCCAAGAAATATAATCTTGGAAGTCACTGAATTCATATTCAACTGTTGTGGATAGTTCGACTGTTCGGGATGTTTCAGTGATTTTAATTGAGCCCATTATTCAGCGAACCTGTTTTTCAGACAACAATACAAACTCTTGCTGATAGATCTTAGCCGTGGTTTTACCAAGTTCTTGCTTTACAGTTTTAAGATATGTGCGGGCATCCTTTCGAGTTGATGCATTAGCGTACACGTTTTGTTCATCTGCTACTACGTATTGGATTAGGGTGTTCATTTTATTTCTCCTCAGTTAAGTCGGTCTTGAATAAATTTATTTTTAGCTTGTTCTGCATCTGTTGCAGTAAGAGCGGTGACTTGCAAAATAATATCTAGTTCAGGAATATAGTAAGCATTCCAATATTCTGCACCATTCTCACCAGCATCAATGCTAGCCTGCGTTTCAATTGTTACTTCTTTCATCTTCCCTCTCCTTCATTCAGCTTGATATTTAATTTACACGTATATTATCGCATGATAAGGGTGTTGTGTAAAGGTTTTATTTTGAGATTTCTTTCTGAGCAAACTCAAACAGTTCTTTGTTGCTACGACCATTCACGACGCTTGAAATCGTTGTACGTGGGAAGCCCAGAATAGTGGCAATCTCGTTTACCCCTTTGCCTTCAAAAATATGTAAAGCAATGTCACAAATCTGTGATTTTGTCAGTTTCTTAGTATTCGGACGTTTCTTTGCATTGATTTTACCTTTACTGACACCATCTTTAGTCTGATCACTATGAGTTGCCCATTCCAAATTAACCAAATGGTTATGATTCTTATCATAGTCTTTGTGATTGACAGTAGGTTTATTCTCAGGATTTTCTAAGAAAGTAAATGCTACTGCACGATGCACATAAACATTCTTTTGACTTTTATTCTTACGTAACGGAAAGAATTTATAACCGTTCCCATTATCGTGAATATTTACTAACTGCAATGTTTCATGATCATAGCACCTTCCATGAGAAGAAACACTATATCTTTCACATAAAATTTCAATACCAATAGGTTTCCAAACTTCAGTTGGATCACTTACTTGTTGCAGAGAATACAAGCTAATCTTTTTATTAATGCACATCTAGGTAACATCCCCCTGATACTGCTGTCCCTGTGACAGCTACTTTTAATTTAAGAATCTCAGAAGATTTACCATACATCTGAGTCATTACTTCTTTTACTTGCTCTACATATTCAACAGGACACTCATCTGTCAATTCGTCGTGCACAGATAGAACTTGCTTTGACTTGATACCAAGCTTCTCATACTGATCATTTTTCCACACAATAGCCACATTCTGCACCATTGCCTCACTACCCATCAACAGGTAATTCAACAGTTTGTGTTTAGAGTTGGACCAAACCCAAGCACCACCAGCAACTTGAATATACCCACCACCATTCCAAGTATGCTTATTAAACTGAGCTTCAAGCCTATCAATCAATTTCTTGATCTTTGGTAGACGTGTGAAGTAAGCATCTTTAATTTTCTTACCCTTACGGCTGTCGGCATAACCCAAAGTCCGTGCAAACTTATCATTACCGCCACCAAACAGCAAGCAATAAATCCCGTTCTTAGACTTCTTCCGACGATTACTTAGGGGGTGAATCAAATCTAGATCCTGTGTATCAATAGCCTTCAACCACTCATCATCACTGGCTAAGGTAAAATACCTCATGTTAAAGGTGTGGGCATCTGTTCCTACATAAACCTTGTACCATCCATCCTCCATGACTTCACAATACTTCTCAGGCTTTTCATGAGGAGGATACATTTTGAATTCTTCACCTTCGGTCACAGCCAATGTGAATTCATCATCCTCCATATAATTTGCAAGTAATCGAAGCTGTGCAGAGTCCATATCCGTACTTACAAGATAATGTCCTTTCTCAGCTACCCAAGGTCTACGCATATGCTGCCCAAACAAAGCTGCTGGTGACGGACAGTTCACAAAACCAAATTGAGCATGTCGCCCTGTAGAGGTTGCAAATGCATTGCTTCCGCAGGATAGCCGCCCATCTTCACGAATCTGATTAATCCAACCCTTCTCATCATTCTTTTCATTCAACATAGTACGACGACGATGAACATAGGTGTTGTATTGTGCAATCTTTTGACCTACACCTTCAGGGATACTATCAAAGCTTGCTTCTGTTAGTTTAGGGCTGCTAGGAACACGATTACCTTTTTCATCCTTGATATCATTCCCATGTACGTCAGTTTTATAGTTGAATTCGATTGGGACCCAACCCAAAGTCAATAGGAACTTCTTAACAACCTCATGTTGTGACATTGTAGCGTCTTCAAAGAAGATTTTTGTATGCGGCCCTTGTACAAGGAAATCTGAGACTGTTGGGTCTGTATCAATTTCAAACCATGCAGCAGTGTGAGAATCATAATTACCATTTTTCAAGAATATCTTGATTGTTGGTGTGTATGATTCTTTCACTTGCTGCTTTACAATTTCACCTTTCTTCTTAACTTCCTCAAATACCTTTGCAGGTGCCTTGAACATCCAAGGGGTTTTTGAATCTTTATTCCATTTATCAGCAAGTTCCTCCCAAGTGCATTTCAAGGATTTAACTTTCATAACTTTAGGCAGTTGTGGCTCAATCTCATCAACCAAATCTTTGATAAGCTTATCAAGAGTTTTCACACTATCCCAAAGCATATCTACGTTAGCCTTAAACCCATTCTGCTCTTGTTTCGTGCAACGGTATTGCGTGTACTTAATTACGTTGGTCTGCCATGTTGTATCAACACCAATTTCTGCAAGTTTCTTCTTTTCATTCTGAAGATAAACCAAGGTGCGGCGGTTAATTTCAACGTCAGCAAGACAGCGATACATCTTTTCATCATCCCAGAACGACCAATCTTCAATAGGAGGCTTTGGATAGTTGAAACGTACACCATAAGACTCAAGGCCGTGATTACCTTTAACACCTTTCACATGTGGGCGATCAAACCACTGAGTTTTACTTTGTACATATGTGTCGTGAGTCTTCTTCAAAGGGACTGTCTTACGGTTCCAAAGATCAGGATAAAACTTCTCAAAAACATGATAGTCATATGACATATAAGCATGTGCCGTTGAAGACGCACAGCTAATCATGTAGTGAATCCCATCCAACAAACTTCCGTGTACGGGGTATGCAGTCTGTTCATCCGTAAAGATAGCAAACTCATGGGTATAGAAATCCTGAGCCACAATCACATACAGTTTTGTAATAGAATCTAGTAGCCCATTACCTTCGGTGTCGAAGATGACGTGTCTGTTTGGAACCAACTGTTTCATATATTTAAATTCAAAATCCACTCTTTACTCCTTAGTTCATCAATTCTGTTTGAATCCCGTTGGACTAATTAACAACCTTTAGTAAGGTTGGTCATCGCCTGTACTCACTGGGTTTTCTACCATATCATAATTTGTTTGATATTCATAGTCCATTGTAGGACCATTTCCATTTGCTGCCATCCAATCATCCTTATCCCACAATTGGTGTGTCCGATTATCGTAGTAGTATTCACCAGCATTGCCTGTGTTACCTACACCTCGTGCCTTGGTCAGCTTAGCTCGTGTAGTGTTACGCTCATCAGGATCTTCAGCTTCTTTATCCCGCATAAGAATAATGTTAATACCACCACTTTTAAAGATACTGCTGTGGCCGTGCATATCTTCTTCAGACAATTCAGCACCACGACTGTTTGCTTTACTCCCTTGCCCACTTTTGCGGCTGTGATTAATGTTAATGAAGATTACACCTTCACGTTTACGAACATCTTTCTGCCACTTCATGAACTTAGCCTGTTCGTCATCACCCAAGGCATCAAATACATCCTGCAATGGATCTAGGATAATTACTTTGCATCCAAGACCAACAATCAAATATTCCACACGGGCTTTCAGATTTTCAACATCACTATCAACAAGATAGAAACGAGGATCACCATTTTCATCCTGCCACAACTGTTTACGTTTTTCAATGTTGACAGGATCTTTCAGGTATGCAACACGTTCTTCTGTGCTTTCTAGAAGATTCAACTTGAATTGGCAATAACTGCTGCTCAAGTTTACACCATATTCACCCTCACCAACTTCAAGACTGACAATACCAACACGCAAACCTGATGTCATAATCCAGTGAAGAATCATTGCATCTGCAAATGTAGATTTACCTGTACCCGATGCACTTAGAATATTCACAATGCAATCTTGTGGAATCCCCCCACACAACATACGTTCAAGCTTATGCATAAACGGAGGAAGTGAAAGACGTGGAGTACTTACATACTCTAGCATCTTGGCTTCAAGATCAAGACTAGAGGTTACACCTTCTGGAACAAATTGGCGTGCCTTAAAGAAAAGGTTAATCCATTCTTTTTGTTTACCTTCTTCAAGGTATTTGTTGCAATCTTTAAGTGCCATATCCATCAAGAATACTTTACCACGGGGCAATACTTTCATTACCTTCTCAGCAGATGCTCGGCCAACATCATCTGAATCATAGGCAATAATCAGACGCTCAAAACGATCAAACCACTCGTACTGGGCTTGGATCTGCTTATGACTCCCACTCTCCCCAATGGTACTAGAAACCACAGGAATAGCCTCATAGTCTCCATTACCTTTGCTTACTTGATATTCACGCAACATTTGGAATGCACTTAAACTATCTAGTTCGCCAGAGGTGATTACACAGTATTTACCTGAAGCAGCTTTAAACTTAAACTGCATAAACAAATCACACAATTTACCTGTTTCGCCAATAGCACCAAAGGTTTTTGGTACTCCTCTCCATTTGTAACCTGTCAGCTCAAAGTCCGTAGTAGTTGGATAGTATTGTTTTGAGACATTACCTTCTCCATCAAACTCATGACGTACACCAAAAGCTTGGCATGTGCTCTTAGTGAGACCTCGAAATCCACGAGGATCAACAGAAGTAATCCCTTTCAACTCATTATGAATTTCTTCATTAAATTCAGCACCCACTAATTCATACTCCTTTTCTTCTACATAATTGGTTGATTCACTGCCACGAACAATGATTCCGTGCCTAGCAAAGCAAAATTTCCCACCATCAGAATAGACAGCAAGATTGTTCATTGAATTATCTCTGCCCTCAGCCTCACACCTTGGGCATTGTTCCTTTCGGACTACTTCCGCCACAATCCTCTCCCAATTCAAATGCTTTCAAGAATAGCCAATGCTTGCTTAACACTCTCACGTACATTGTCAAGAGTGTCTTGTGCATCCTGCCCTTCCTCAACAGCCCTATCCAATTCCTCTTGACTATACGTTCCCTCCATAATCTTCTGGACAAACCCCGTCAGATCCATATCCCCACAAAACAGAATGCCAGAATTAGAGAAACTTAGCAACTCATCTTTGGAATAGATATTTAGGTTAATTTGTGAGATGTCAATCATATTAAATCTCCTACCAAGATGCTGATACAACTTCTTCGTCACCATAACTGAGGGTGCAGAAAGCCCCATAACTCCAACCTGAGCCACTGCCGGCGGAAAGCTCATAGCCGAGAATTAAACCTTTTTCTTGGCCGAGATCAAATATAAAGTTAGCAACCGTACGCTCATATTCAAAAGAATTCTCGTTATAATCAATCTTCACAACATCCAGCAAGACAGCGTTGTCGCAGTTATCCAGATCTTTTACTGAATCAACAATTTCAATACTAGCCCACCCACAGCAATCACCGTCATCTTGACTAATGGACAGAGAGAAAACAACCTCTTTGTAAGTTTTTCCAATCAAGTGCTGCATAATCTTTTCAGTTTTCATTCTACAAATTCCTCATTCCAAGATTCGGCTTGTTCAAACAATTTCTCTGCGTCATAGAAAATTGACCCAGCTTGATCAACGCTATCAATGCTTGAATAATAGCTGTCACCATCATGATGGTAATCCCAACCAAGCTGATAGCTGCAAACTTCACCTGTCTTGAAGGCGATATGAGCATTAAAATAACTCACATAACTATGACAATCAAAGTGAGGTTGATCCCACATTGTACAATCTCGGTTGAATCGTGCAAATGCTGGATGTTTAGGGTAGATGTAAAGGTATACACACCACTTGTTTTCACCATCATATCCAATGTGTTTGGTCACAGAGACAAGAAAGTTAGTCCCTTCTTTCTTCCATTCTTGTTTTGGTTTCCAGTCTTCTAGATTTGCCATTACTCAATCTCCTTAATCCGTTTGATCACACTATCCGAAACATCTTTAATCCCCCAGTAGATATCAGCATGAGCTTCATCGTCTTCTAGGTCACTCATGGCTGTCATAGCATCACTCAAGCAATCTAGAACTACTAATAGAATTTCTTTCTCGTCCATTACTTCCTATCCCCGATGTTCTTAATCCCGTTTATAATAGTCTGTGCAGCAGCTTCCCAATTATCTCCCTCAACCACCTCATCAATATAGCCTTGTGAGAGAAGATAGTTGAAAACCTCTTGATGAACATAGTAGTGTTCCCAACATTGTTTTTGAATTTCTTTAGCCTCTTCATGCAGACTAAAGAACATCTCGTCATCCAGACCACCACGCTCAACAAGATTGTGGATTTCTTCTTCATTCATGTCTAGGTAGCTCATTATTTATTCTCCTGCACAAAGTTTACTAATCAATGACTGTACAAACTTGTCAGCTTCTCTTGAGTCAAATTTAGAATCCTCTACATAGCCGTCTTCATCATACGTAACAGATCCTTCAATAGCTCCGGCCTCAACCAGCGCATATATCACTGGGTAATACCAGCAACTGTTACCAAAGGGACGTTTACCACTAAACCCTTCTGGATCATACCACAATTTAGCTAACATTTCTCGGAAGAATTCCCTAATAGCTACATCCCGATTCAAACTAATATTGTCATGGAATACGATGTCTAACCACTTACCCTCAGCAGCCTTTGGGGGTGCTTTGATATATTTTTCACCATCAATAATCACTTCCATCACATCTCTCCTCATCAATTAATTTCAATAGGATCAATAATAATACTCGTAAAATTCTGTGCAGTCAAGTCAATCAGAGCCAGTCCTCAGAGATATCACCAAAAGTAAAGTGACCTACTTCGTGCAGTTCCTTCAGGGCTTCACTGATTACATAAGCGCGATAGCTGCCACTATGATGGCCTTCGTCTAACAAGAACAATTGGATAGCAGAAGATTTCAAAGCCTCTGGTAGATTCATGCTAGCCTCTTTTGCATAAGGAGTCAATTCAAGCACTTTAGACCAAACATATTCTCTTGACCATTTCATTTTCTGTTCCCCCATTAGGTTTGTGTTTCGTTGAGACCAAGATTACACCCCATCCCCACACCTGTCAACAGTCTATGCAAAATAATTTCTCTAAATTTCCCCTTGACTCCTCTGGATTTGTTGGGTAATATGAGGGCTGTTGGATAAATTGATGAGGAGATTGGTATGAAAAGTGTTTATATTTTATGGCAACGTAATGGATGGGTTGAAGCTGATTGGCGAGTACTTTCTCTGTATTCTTGTCTTGAATCTGCTAGAACTGCTCTACAAGCTATGCAGAAAATTTACCCAGAAGATAAAGGTTTTGAACACAAATCAACCGAAATGAGGGTTCAGCCGTGATTGAAGCAATCGTAGAAGTGTGGTGTTCACCTCTTCGTCAAGAAGATTATTCTATAAAGATTATCCCTCTTTGTGCTGGGGATTTGTTCAACGTAGAGGATGATATTAGAGACTATATCAATTGGGATTTCTATCTGAATACTTTTGGTGTGGATTATCTTGAGGTTAAAGGTCTGTGGAAGGTTGTGTTTAAGATTAGTGTAAGTTATTCCACTTATTACACATATGATGGTCCTGATGATGACGTAGATATTGGGCAAGAGACTTTGTTCAAAGGTCAGTGTCAAGAGTGGGTAGAAATGAAATACACTTGGCTTGAATTGAATGGTAAGATTGATGAGTATTTTAGTAAGCCTTGGAAGAAACACTTAGGACTTTATGAGAAATAAACGCTGCAAGCCTTATGATACGTGGTCTGTAGCTTAAAATGCTTGACTATCTTACAACATTACTATACTACTAATATTACTACATCTTCAAAGGAGGTTAAAGAGATTGATATTAAAGCTATGGACTATGAATAAAGAAGAGAGAAAGAATGTATTTACCTTATGTACTCACTTTAACATCCACTACAACAAGACAAAGAAATACAAACATGTACAAGAGGAAATAGAGAATCATATAGGTTCTGGATACGCAAAAGAGATATGGTGTTTGGTCACTAACACAGCAAGAGCATTAAAATATGGTGCTTTAGGTTTGTGTATTCCTCGTGATTTCTTACCATACAAAGCTAATGCACAGACAATTCGTCACAGGAAGATGATTTCTCTTGTTGACAAGCTATCAGATTTAGGTTATCTTGTCTCTTATATTGGTGGTATTACGGACTGGAAAGAAATGGATGCTGTCAGTAGTCGTACATTGTTTACAGAAAAGTACTTGTCATTGTGGCAAGGAGTAGACGTTTCTGATGAAACTGACATCGTGAATGTTGTTGAGATTAAAGATCGTGTAAGCAAAGAGATTAAAAGTAACAGAGGTTTCACAGGAATTAAAGACATTAGGCAGCAGATGACGACATTTAATGATCTTTTGTCTGAGGTCGAGATTGAGCACGAAGGTAAGATTCTACCTATACAAATGTATAAAAGATCATTTATTGATAGTTTAACTTTAGGTGGTCGCATGTATAACACAACTGGTGGAGTACAAACCTTGAGTCAAGAGGAGAGAGCTGAATTGAAACTTAATGGTAAAAATGTTGTGGAATTGGATTTCAAAGCTATGCATGCCTCTTTGTTGTATGAACGTGAGTGGCAAGCTGAACAAGAAAGCCTTGAGATGTGGATAGCAACAGAGTGGAACGGTGAGTATAATCCTTACGGTGCAGACCTATCGTTCCTGAATGTAGACCAAAATAAGATTGAATGGTTTAAACGTGTATACAATAAACCTAAGTATGATCCTGTGAGGAACTTGCAGAAACGAGTTGTAATGATTGCATTGAATGCTAAGTCATATCCAAAGACTTGTGCGAACATAACCACTCACTATAAGAATGACTACGATAAGCGAGACACAGAACAAGAGTGTGATTGCCTATACTTTGGTATTGAGCCTGATTTTGATGATAAAGGAGAACTTGAGTTCCGCAGTGGTCACTCTGTGCAGGCTGTTGCCTATCACAACAGTCCAATTGCTAAGTATTTTTTCAAAGACCAGGGCGTTCATCTTCAATATATTGATAGTGAGATTCTATCAGATGTGCTTAGTAAATTGATTATGCAAGGCGAGGTATTGCTTCCTGAGCACGATTCTGTTATTGTGCTTGAAGAGTTGGAAGGTGTTGCGCTACAATACATGAAAGACGCTTATCACAAAGTTATGGGCTCAAGTAAATTCTGCTATGTGGAGAAGAAATAATGAACACCCAACAACTAAAACAATTTGACGAATCCTACCAATGGTGGGCTGACTTTCTAGCTGCTCGTCGGGAAGCTATCCATGCTATGCACCGTCTAGGTAAATCGTTTGAAGAGATTCAATTCGCTTTAAGTCTTACCTATCCAGAACATGCTAAGGCTATTTGGACTGGTACAAGATCTATTCATGAGGAAGAATAAATGATTCACACAATCAGCATTAAAATTACACCACTATGCACAGCTTGTGGTAAAGAGCTACAGACATCAGGTCTTGAAGCTAAGCCAACTGGTCACCCGTTTGAAAGAGATTATCCAGAAGACAGGACTGAACAGAGGTTGTATGTCTATGCTTATCAAGAATGTTTTGTTTTTAAGGGAGATTTATAGAAATGGAAGAGTTTTATGTATTACTCACAACTCAAAATGGTCTTGTAGATGTTATTGAAACAGATTTTGGTAAAATAGTTATGAGCAAGAAAGGGGCCGACGAGGAGTTGAAGCTTTGTAAAAAGAATTACCCTTCTCTGAATGCAATTATCAAGAAACTTTCAGATGTTGATAAAGGAGCAGTTAAATGAACATCAAATCAGTGTGGATTGATAAGTTTCAAGAACGTCTCTGGGGACACCACACCTGTGATTGGGATGCAGGTAATCGATATCCAGATTACCCTTATCAACTTGCTGTGGCTTACTTTGATTGGAATGGTAATGAACCCGCATACACAGTTGAAGAAGCTTTTCAACGTTACTTGGACAGCGATAAATGATCACAACCTTATGGGCAACGGGCTTTATCCTATTTGTATTCTCACTAATCCTTACACAAATTAGTGACCTACCAAGCTCTTTCAGGTCATACCACAAATGGGAAGCCAGAGCATTGACAAGCATGATTCTTGCTGTGTTATGCTTTGGTACAGCGATGTACGCCACATCACAGGAGAAAGCCAGTGAACCAAGTAACTCTATACACAACACAAAAGAAGTTTGTCCAATCTTATGACATGCGAACTATTCCACAATGTCATTATCCAGCAATCCAAGATTTGATTCCTGTGCGTGGATCATCAGCACTTCTAGACAAGCAAGAGATTCAAACTGATCATCTCCCTGTAGAACGTTTTATGTGGGCAAATGACAATGGTATTTATCGAGAAGTGTTTGCAGCTTTTGACAGAGAGTTGCTTGAGCTTATTGGATGCTCTCAAGAGAAATTCAAACGTGATGTTAATAATGCTGTAGATAGGCGTGTAAATCAAGAATATTCTGATTACTTAGTGGTAAAATCCACCCTAGAAACCTTGCAAAGTTATTCTCTATGGGATAGACTGTGTTGGTCAATTAAACGTATTTGGGAGGTGTGAAATGAACGGATCAAATATCTGTGTAAGTGTTGAATTTCTTGCAGGAACATCTATCGAGGGCGCTGTACAAGAAGCAGTAGAGAAGTGTAAACTCTGGCAAGTAGGATATGTCAAATTCAATTTCAACGGTGTAAATATGTCAGTAAAAGGCAACACGAATGTTGATCTTGCTGTGGTTAAGTGGAATGAATCCATGAACTCTCAAAACAAACATAAGTTTGTAGTGGTTTAAATGACAAACATATCCCTATGCGAAGGTACCTCCTGCCTCGTAAAACACAAATGTCAACGCTACCTACAAACCCCTCTTGTGAAATATCAGAGTTACTTATGCATGATTGTAGCTTGTAAAGATATGAACGAGAGTGGGTGTAAATTCTTTATAGAGAGTGAGGAGAAATTAAATGTTACCTAATTTGCCGCTAGACGTAAATAACAAACAGATACGAGAAGGTGACACTGTTGTGTTTGGTGCTGACAATGGTTCTTATCTTCACGTAGGGAAGGTTTTCAAAATCACTCCATGTTTTGTGTGGATGAAGCTCCCTTATCCATTTGATTCTGATAATTTCCGGAGGGAGTTTCGTAGAGTAGCTGTGTTAAAAGATTGAAGAATAACCCTTGACACACCCCTAAAAACCACCTAAGCTATCCCTACACACAGAATATTGAGGAGAGATGTTATGAACTTATCAGACTATGTTCTAGAAAACCTACAGTTAAAGCAAGAGTTGGACGAACTTCGTTGGGCCATCATAGAAGCTGTTGAATCCTATGAACGTTTTGGGGAAGTATGCAATTTTGATAGTCAACCTCTTATATATGCACAGGTTTTACTTGACCTTCAGGAGAAACTGAAATGAAAACTCCACGTAAATCAGCCACAGTATCCGTCAAAGCATCTCAACAACAAATCCTAGACGCACAGAAGTGGAATGAATTCGTTACACATTGCCAAGTAAAATGGGAAAATCTTTCACCAGCTTGGCAAGAGTTCTATTACAATATGGGCGAGACAACCGCTTCTACAGAGTTATTGAACGAATCTATTAGCAAAGCTATTGAAGGGGATAAGGAATGAACATTGACCTAGGGTGGCTTGGTAAAGTTGTACTGGAAGAACTTGAAACACCTTGGCTTGAATCAGACCACGGAAAAGTTTTCGAAATTACACACGATGGATACACAGAATCAGGTATCCGTGTTCATGCTGTCCTTGATAGACACACTCATCGAACTTACCCAACAGTGTGGAATAACGCTATCTTGATTAAGGATTGGATGCAATGAACCAACAAGAGATTGTCCTTGAACACACGGATACAGAAGCTTATCGTTATGATGATTCTGTTGTAATCTACTGGACAAACGAAGAACATCCACTATACTTATCCAAGAAAGATTTACAAAACATGTTGGGTTTATTTGAAGAGGATTAATCATGAACATCCTACAATTACGTGACACACTTCGCCAAGCAGAGCAAGCTTACACTAAAGCTAAAACTAGCTTGGACGGGAGTATTGAACTAATCAATGCAAAATCAGCTTTGAAAGATGCAAGATTTAATTATGCAGAGGCTTGCCAAGATCTTGTTGAGGAAATGATAATGATGGGAGAATTGAAATGAATTGGTTTAATATTAAAGAGGACGGTATTCCTGATTGGT